CTGTATCGTGCTAACTTAATTTTTTCAGTCAAATTTATATCCTCCTAAAAAATCCTCATATTTTGATTTAGATAGATACTGCTGCTTGTTCTTCAATAATTCCGATTGCTTCTCCAAAAAGAAGGTTAACAGAAGCATCTTGAACAATTTTCATTTTGATTCTTTCATCTTCGATATCTTGTTCTGTCAATTGACGCAGTCCGCCATACTCAACAACAGAAAATGGTTTTTGAGAAACGCCGCCGGCAAACATATAACCTTTGTTGACAGGAAGTTCGACTTTACTATTTGTATCATCTGTAAATGGGTTAGTGAGGTTAACAGCAGTTGTTCTGCCGATAGTTGTTGGATTTAGAGCAGTAAGGAGCTCGCCTTTTACTTCTTCTGTTAAGAAGTTCTTATACGTAGAGTCTGTTCCTTGTTGGAATGCGAAGTAGTCAATGAGAAGAGTGTCAGCGACGAAGATTGGTTTTCCACCATAACGTTGAAGCACGGAAGCTACTTTGTTGTATTGTTGAAGAGTAAGATTTGAGCCTGTTTGAACATTTTTTGCAGGGATTTTACCAGCTGTAATTGCGCTTGCAGTTAATTGATGAATTTTATCGAGGTACAAGCGGACTTTAGCATCTGCAATATCATTCACCAATTTATTGAAGTAAACAATTGAATCTGTTACGAGATCTAGGGGTTCATAATAGAAACCTGTTGACATAGTTTTCGGAACAGCTGGAACTGTTTCTTGTCCTTCAACACGAACTAAATCAACACCAGAACCTGTAGCAGACCAAATGACTTTTGCCTTATTCTTTTTCGGAATTTTAATTTCTTTGATATTGCCTCTTTTTTCTTGTTGGACATTGGCCAAAAGGGAGAGGAGCTGAGTTACTTTTGGTTTCGCAATTTCATCAGCTTGTTCAACGACAAGGTTATTAAATTGATGGAGCATGGAAGGGTCAGGTGTAGTACCGCCATCACCAAACACTTTCTTAATGTAAGTTTGGATATCAGCTTGGTCTGTACCGTCCATTTTGTTATTTAATACACGGCTAAACAAGCCTTTGATTTTCACAGTATCTAATTTCATTTAAAATACTCCTTTTATTGAAATTTATTTGTTATGTATTAGGCCTCGATTACTTCAAGGCGAACAAGCTTTTGTCCCATTGTGTAAACAAGATCATCTTCATTATTTACAACTAGGAACTTAGCAGAAGAATCAGCATAATCCTCATGAGGTGAAGCAGGATCACTGAGAATATACTTTTGAGTAGCAATATCAAAGTGAGCTACTTGACCTTGTTTAACCTCAGTCACTCCTGTATTAAATGAAAATGCAGAAACATCAAAACGGGTATAAGCTGGCTCAAGGATAACAATTCGAGCATGCTCTCCTACACCGTTATAAAAATCTCTCATTGATTCACCAAGATAGCGTGCTTCAGGAGATGCAATTAAATATGATTTTTTTGTTTTATCTGATAACTTCGAAGCTGTACGGTTTCCCTCAGCATCAAATCCAAGTTCAACAAGCATAAAGTTATCAATATCTGATCCAGTTACTTTTGCACCGTGAGCAACTGTTTTAATTTTTAAAGAATTCAAGTTTCCAGTAGTATGATTCCCTACTTCAGTAAGGGCTTTTTGTAATCTTGTAGCCATATTTTATTCCTCCGATTTTAAAATTTATTGTGAAAAGCGGGATTCGAAAGAGTCATCATTAGGGATTAAATTTTCCCGTTTGCTAGAAAATTCTCTAATGGTTGTATTAGTTTCAGCAGTAACACTAACTAAATCAACTAACATTGTGTTAAGTTGTAATACAGCTTTTTCTCCTTCTTCACCTTGTTTAATGGAAGCATGGATAAGGTTTTGTACTTCTTCTGTACTGAATTTTTCCTCAGCATTTAAAGCTTCAAATTTCGCTTTATAGAATTCATTTTTCTCACTTAGTTTTTGCTCTAATAAAGTTTTCTCGTGTTTTTCTTTATAAGGCTTCAATTGTTCCACTTCAGAATTTAATTGCACAAGCTTTTCACTGGCAGTGTTGAATTGCTGTTCAATTCCTACCTTATCCTTATTGATTTGATTTACTTGTTTCGTTAAATCTTTAATTTGTTCATCTTTCTGGTTAAGCTGTGATTGAATAGGTTCAGGAACAACTTCCTCCCAGTTGCGCGTCATGAATACCTCAGTTTTACTGTCAAAATCAATTGAAACAGTATCGCCTGTTCTTGTGTAATTGAACTTAAAGTATTTGTCATAGCTATTTTCATCTGACCAGCTATACACGTTTACGATGAAATACGTATCATATACATCTGCAATAAATGAATCTGATTCTTTATCAAGGGTTGGATCTAATTGGCTATATAGAAGCGTCCGAACGTCAGAGTGAGACAATTCAAACACTTTTCTAAACTTATTCATTTTTTCACCTTCCTCATTATTTTGTCTTGTAGCTGCTTGAGCCACTAATCTTTCAAATCGTTGAAGTTCATTAAAGCTTAGAAGTTTGGAAGAATCATAGGCGGGGAGGACAATGTCATGCTCTCCACGTTTCTCTGAATTTAAAATTGCATGACCTTCGAAATAGATGGGGGACTGTAGGTGTTCGATACCATCTTGCACAGTGTAATTTGAATAAAGGATCTCACAACTTGTATTAATGTTGATGCCTCTACCATACCATTCAAGTAAAAGTTCACATGCATCTTTAAATCGAGAGCTCCAAAGTATTGCATCTGCTGCCAATACTTCTTTTTTACCATCTGGGGTTTCAATTTCAGTTATGTATCCCTCGGATGTAAAGACACCGATTGGGGCAGTATCTCTTTTTACTTCAAGTTCTCCGTGCTTGTCTGTGTCTAGATAAGCTTCATGAGTTCCCAATGCATCTGTAGAAGTATTTAATTCATCAACCTCGTAATATTTTGCAACAATCGGTTTATTAATAATTGTTGAAGCAGCTTCAAGAGCAACATCCTTAGAAATTACTGCATTATTGTGAGAGACATCGAAATCAAAAATGACAAAGCTACATGACAACTTTGTTGGGTCATCTGATGTTTTAATCTCATTCAATTGAAGTTGGCATAGTTTTTTCTTTTGCTTCTTTGTCAAATAATTTCACCTCCCTTCAAAAGTGAAGTTTTATATAGGATTGTCATTACCGTTGGATGTAGCTGACTTCACTGTGTTGTCGTTGTCTTTATTTCCTTCATTTGGGCGGCCTGCTTCATTCCCAGTGAAGGTATATGAAGTTTGATAAGGTCTAATTTTTTCTTGGAGTTTCAGCTCTTCAGTTTCATATAGAGTTTGTTCAAGGTAACTTTCCCAAGACACTCCTGCCAAATTATCAACTACGTGCTTAATAGACCAACCTTTATCGTTTAGCTTAATTAAGATGTCCATTTTTTCTTTAAGAGTGAGCGGCTTGTCTTTATCGTAATTCATATAGTAATTGTCTTTTTGGGCAGCAGGCAAAACAAGGTTGAATAACTTTTGATAAACCTCTTGTTCAATATCCTCCATTAAAACTCCAATACGCTTATAAAATGTATCCAAGTTTAACGACGAAGTTGCGTAGTTACCCCCATCACCATTTAAAAGGGAGCCGGATAAGCCGTAAGCAGATTGAATGTCGCTATTGATATGGTCAAATTTTGCTCCATCTAATCCATCTGCTTTAACATCAGGAAAGTTGATATCAGCAAAGTCAGGGATTGATACTACAGTTACTCCATCTTTCTGATTTTTTTCCAAAGCAGTTTTAACGCCACCATGAATTTTTTGTTTAACTGCTTTAGGCAGCTTCATGTTTGTGTATTCGCCATTACCTTTATCTGTTCCAATCGTTAGAACTGCAACAGCGTTAATAATTTTATTTGCGATGGATCTTTCAACATCTTTAAGCTTCTTTTTATGGAGAACGTCATATAGACCTGGGGTAACCCAAGATGTTCCCAATCCTTGATTTCTTTTTAGCGTCCCTGTGCGTAGTGGAAAAGTTCTTTCTTGTGGCAATTCCTTAAATCGATATTTCTCTCGATCTTTTATGAAGTTTTCATAATCGCTTTGTTTAATATAAGGGGAGAGGCTTTTTAACAATTCATTTCTGTGATCATCTTTATACTTAGTGAACAGCTCCATGTCAACTACACATACCCAGTCTCCATTTCTTCTAAAGGAGGGGAATACATATTTAATCTCATCAAAAATAAACGGATAGGGGCTCTTAGCATCCCCAAGCCATATACCAACAAGAGTACCAGCTGTAGCTACCTGTTTTAACAGATCTCTAGTAAGTCTTTTGTGTTTAACCTTATGTAAGGATTTATTCAAAAGGGAAATATGCTTATCTGAAGACTTAACTTTATTAAAGGAGTCAATTTTATAGTTGAGGGTAGGGAGGGCTTCAATCAATTCAAACAATTGGTGAATCTCTGCAGTCGAAATGTAAAAATACTCAGCAAGATCTTCAATTTCTTCTTGAAATTCATCGGGGTTAGAAAAATAATTCTTTAATTGTTCGGCCTCAATTTCCGTAACAATGCCATTGGAAAACATGTTTGATATAAAGCCGGAAGCAAATGTAGAAGTATAAGTTGAATAGTCATTCAGCATTTGCTTATACTCTTCAGACTCAATGTCAACTTTATTTAAGGTTACCATGTTTCACCTCATTTCTTTTAAAAATAGACTAGTTCATCTTCAACGTCATATTCAGTTTGTTTGTTTAACTGTCTTTCTAATACAGTAGCAATATAGTTGCCATAAGCCACTGAGCTATATCTGTCTTTTCGTTTACTCTTTGGCTCTTTAAGCTTAACTTGTCCGTTATCGCTATATTCAGCTTCCAAGTTGATCATTTCATTTATTAAAAGGGTAATCTGAGCATAGCTTGAAAGGAATTTCCCTTTAACTTCAGGAGATAGCCCTTCATAGCCTTTAAATCTTTTCAGATATTCTTTTCCTTCATTTTCGTTGATAGGAATTTTGATTTTTCCTCGTTTGAATCCATCTTTGAGTAATACAGCAATTTCGCTGTTTAATTGTGCATTACCTTTAATGCTATAAATTACTTTTTCGGCATTTTGATAAGTACAACGCTCAGCCATTCTTTCATCGTTAATACATGAAAATGGCTCATATTCTTTTGCGCGTTCTTTATCATATAAAGGCTGGCATAATGCATCATACACACCAAGTCCGATACTTTGAGTATCTAATACAATATAATCGCAATCATAATCTTCGTATATTTGTCGAATTCTTGTTGCTTGAGTTCCTGTGTGACCGCCTACGATGCTCTCCATGTATACAATATGACGATCATATCCATTGGAGTTTGGAATCAGTCTGAATACAGTGTAAACACTGGCATCATTATCCTTACCGGCCATTCCAGCGATATCATTGCTTACCAGTCTAATTTCTCCTGGTTTCTTGCCTTCATATTTGAAGTTGGAATCCTTGATTAGACTGTAATAGTCAGGAGGGAAGAGGGGAGAAGCAAGTTTGCGGTTCTTTTCAATGTCTTCAAATTTAAAATAGGCTTTTTCAGATTCACCAAACCAGAGAGCTTCCATTTCCATAGACCAACCGATAGGATCAAAGTCTTCTTCGGCCATTTCATCTCTAACCTGATCCTTATCCAAAAGGCCTTCTTTAATTGCGATCTGATAAGGGAGACCGCACACAAAATATTTTGATCCTTTCATCATGGCATTGTAGTAAGTTATGAATCTGTTAAATGACCAATGAACCTTGTACCAGCAGGAAGACAAGTAAATTTCTTTGTTTCGTTCTTTTAAGTGTGCGTATTCTTCTTTTTCGAGATATTTAGGAGAACGGGGAGCTGTCAGGAATTTTCGAAGTACTTTACTGATGATTTCAAAATCAACCATTCTGAATTCATCTACAATAAGGAGGTTTGCACGCTTGGAGCGGGCGCCATCATTTGAGGCTACGATTTTAATCCAGCTGCCATTATGAAACTCCACTTTAGCATCATTTGTTGAGGTTTTTAAATCTTCAATTTCTCGCCTTAAATTAGGTGATTCTTTGCGTAAGTCATCAATTTTCTCTATGACTTCACGAGCTTGTCCCTTTGTGCCCGATGCGATAACTATTTTAGTACCTGGGAAGAGTATGGCTTGCACACAGCAGTATACAGAGGTTAACCAAGTTTTACCTTGTCCACGACTGGCCAAGTACATAAAATAATGGTTATGTACCATCATGTAAATTAAAATACATTGAAACAATTTAAGTGTAATACCCAAGTATTCTTTTACAAAGCGATGTGGGTTTGCTCTATAGAAAGAAGTCCATGCGCCGATACCATCCATTAATCGTTCAGATTTTGATTTCTTTTTAAAGTTGTTTCCCTTTTTAAAGATATTGATTCCTCGGCTGTGCTTGTTGCGATCTGTTGTAAAATTTTTATGTGAGGTCATTTTCTCGATCCTCTTCTTCTGCAACAGGTTCTTCAACAGTATGCTTATTCATTTCTTCCCAATATTCCTCTGAATATTGATTTTTTAAACCAAGCATTCGGGACAGATGCCCAAGGAAAAATACCTTAATGTATTTCCCGATTTTATCAGGATCTTTCCACCTAGGCTCTGGCTCAGGAATAGGTCTCTCATTCTCATATTTTTTGATCAGAGTGCCAAAAGACTCTTGTTCAACTCCACTTGCTCCAGTTTCTTGAACTGGTTTTAAATTACTTGATCCAAGTAAATCTTGAAGAGTTTTTTGCTGCTGATCGACTTTTTCACCATTTTCACGCCGTTTACGGATATCTAGCCGAGTCAAACATATTTCATTTATAAGAAGTTCCATTCCTTTAGAATCACATTCATACCTATTTGTGAAGTCAATGTACTCATTCTGAAGCCAAATGTAATCTTCAACATCAAGACCACGACCCCAGAATTGCATTAATTCATCTATGTCTTCCTTAGATATATCTTCTGTACTTTTAGCTAGTAACAATTGTGTTGTGTATTCTTGTTCTTCTTCAAAGTCAAACTCACTGTCTGCCCAAGTTTTTGACTTGTAATCTTTCATTCCGATATTTTTCATATACGTACCCAACACATTTCCAGCTGATTTTTTCTTGGACTCTGATTCATTAACAGCGGAAACCCACAAGTCGTAAACAAAAGGACGGTCAATCATTCTTAAGATGTTTTGAACATTCTTTAAGCTATCTTTGTCTTTTTGGAATTCATTTTGGAGACAGCTCTTACATACTGACAGCTTGCCGGTTGCAGAATTGAAAGGAGATTCCGAGATATAATATTGATTGGCATTTTGCTCTTTGCCGCAGCATGAGCATTTTATTTTTTCTGCAGACATATTTCACCTCCATAAATTTGATGTAAACACATTTTATAAAACGCCCAGTAATAGAGCGGAAGGGGAGTACCGCAATCATCGCTGGGCGTTCTAAAAAGGTGCTTAAACTAAAGAAGAGAGGATTTCATCGTGATGAAACCCTCCTTTGATCTCAATTCCTAATTTTTTAATTGTTTTGAGTTGCTCTTTATTAACAGTACAGTCAATATAGACGCCATTCGGAAAATGATTACCATCTAAATAATTGGCTGAGAAAATAGTACAACTAATTCCTTTTTCTTTAGCCAAGTCTTTATAAATCTCTTTATGTCCACCTACAAGTAAAGGGATATTGTTCTCTTGTGATAACCTAAGAAGAAGAGTTGTTTTGCCTTTACCTCTCTGAGAATCATTTACCAGAAGAACCTTAGGTGCATTTTTATGGAATTTTTCTTGTAGTGATTTATCAACGTCATTAAAAACAACTTTCATTCGCTTGAATGGCGGTTCGATTTTATCACCAAAAATAGTTAAATGAATGGCTTCTAATACTCGCTTAATCTCAGCATCACATCTGTATCCAGATTTTTTTAACTCCGAGAGAGTTTCTAAATGTTTATTTAAGTATTTAAAATCTTCATTTGTCATTTTCGTCTTCATCCTCAATCGTTTTTTTGTTTTTGTATTACTTTAATAAACCTTCAATAGCTCCTAGGTTCACAACTGTCTCATTAGGTGAATAGTGTTTTGCTGCCACACTCATGTTTCTTAAATCATCTAGGGCAATTCTTTTATTTATAAATGCTTCTCTATGAGACTCAATAACATATTCAGGATCAACAAATGGCTTACTTACAGTATTACAAGTCACTTCTTCATAAACAGCAGGAATAGAATCCAGTAGATACTTATAATCACATAGCTCTTTCATTAGTTGATCTTTGTTAATGTTTCCTGTTTCATCTTCAATGATTTGCTTCCAGAAAGACTCGTAAACCTCTTTGTAATCAGCCACTTGCACTACTCCAATCAGAATAAAATTAAAGTTTTATCAATAGTGAATTTTAAAAAATTCTTTATCAACTGGGTTCACTTTAAAAATCAAGTCTAAACCCGATACTTCTCCGTTAACACCTTTTAATTCAGCTCTAGAAATAATTTCTACATTATTAAATTCTAAGGTAACTCTATGGGCCTCTGATGACTCAGGGCGAGAACCGACAGTTTCAGCCAACAGTTTGAATTCATGCTTAGGTGTTTCAGTTAAAACAGAAATATATTGTTTCTTTCCCAACTTTGATTCAAAGGAGGTAGGAGCTTTATAATCACCTAAAAATTTAAGTGCATCAAAATTTAGCAGAGCATTCTTTGCAAAAACCAAATATGTTTTATGTTCATCACTATAAAAAATTTCAACATCTTGAAGTGTTGTTAAATCAACTAAAGATTCCTCAGTTTTTCTATCATACAAGTGAAGGTTATACACTTCATGCATTGCTAAATCCAAGCAGGTTCCTCCTTTAGTTTTCATTTTAAAAACGAATAATGTATGTAGCCTCGACACCGTCATCATCAAAGACCATAAACTTTTGAGACGGTTTCGTACCAAAGCGACCCTGCATCGCATAATCATCAGCGCCAACAAGTGCTCCGTTTACAACAACAGTTGTGCTGCCATATTCTTTTTCATAGTTGTGATGAATATGACCGCCGAATATGTAAGAAGGGATATAGCCTAGTAATTGAGGTAGGCGGGTTACGCATTGATCAACACGATCATAGTGACCGTGGACAAACACGACTTCTTGATTGTTGATTTTAGCGGGGATAAAACCATCTTGTTCTGGTTCAATGGAAATGTTTTTAATATCTCTTAATCTAGCTTCAAGGTACCAATTAATGAGGTATTCAAAGTTTTCTTTAATCCCGACATCATTCTTAGAAGGGGAGAGACGGCCGTGATTGCCTGCTACGTTGTAGAACTTAACTTCTTGAAACTCACTTGCCAACATCGCTAAAACCTCAGCAAGCGTTTCTGACACATATTTAATTTGCTCTACAGCATCTTCATTAGCCTGAACTCTTGTTGAAACATGTATAAGACCTCCAATTAAATCGCCAAGATTTGCAACGTGTAATGTGGAGACATGATTCTTCTTTCCATACTCAATTACTTTGTTTGTGAGGTGCTCAACTCGTTCATCGAATATTTCTTTATTGAACTTATTGATGCGGTTATCGATTTCCATTCCGAAGTGCCAGTCACTGAACAAAGCAAGCCCATGCTTTTCAGCAGTAGCAGGGAGGGGGAAAGTGAAACGAAGAGGTCTTTTTGATTCTAAATTAACAATAGCTTGGACTACATCATCCTTGATTTTTTCAAAGCGAGCTTGATTGGCTATACTTTTTCTATATTCTCTTTTTTGATCACGAGTTCTAATCTTTTCCTTTTCAGATTGAAGTCGCACTTCTTCGTATTTCCTTAGAATTTCATCATCCAAATTCTTTGACATTATGTAATCATTCCATCGTTCATATTGCTTAAAATCTTTGCGCCATTTACTCTCATCATAATTTGTACCTTGATCTTTGTTTAAAAGAGTGGCAATTGTTTTTGTATCAATGTGATAAGTGTCTTTGTTTTTGAAAAGTCTAATATGATAATCAGTAAATGATTCGTCTTTTTCTCGTTGTAAAACAGGATCTAAAATAGCTGTCATTCAGTCACCGCCTACTCATTGATTTGTGGAAGTTCGTCTTCTTCGGTAATAGAAATTTTCACTTTCCGACCGTCAAATGATTTTAAAATTGAATTCAGATCATAACGCTCGATGTCTGTTTTTGTTTCTTCTTCAATAATTCCATCAATATAAGTATAGTTCCCTTTTAAATTTACTGTATGAACTTTCTTAGCCATTTAAATTCCTCCAATTTTTTGTGTTTTTTACGAACAATAAGCTCCTTCGGAAGCCCGATGATCCGAAGCATCGGTAACGTCCGAAAAGGGGATATAAAGGAGATGAATAGATAAGTCGGATAGGCGTTGGGGAAACGCCCGAAGGAGATTATTGATAACTTGCGTACATATGAATTACAGACCTATTCCAGTTATCAAAAACTATTTTGTATGGTAAAATAATCCACAATAGGTATAATGAAGTGTAAATGAATTTGAAAAAGGGGTGTTTTTTTGATAGACAAAGTTTTGAATGCCTTTATTATCATAGGTGTTTTGTTGGTAGTTGGAGCGGTTACTGTTTTTAAAGATTTTGAATATCACCAATATCTTCGATTTGGTGGGGCAATAATGATAGCTTTTGGCTTTATGTTTGGTTATGACAAAGTAAAAGCTAAAAAAAAGAGTGAATGACTTTTAAATTCTACTGTTCTAGTTATTTTCTTACCCATCTCACCTACGTCAGTAGCTCACGTAGGAACGCAAGCCTTCGGATTGACAGGGAAATCTGAAAATAACAAAAGATGTCATAATGACGTCTTCAGGAACTCCTTGTACATCATGGTACATGAGCATAAAAGTCTGGTTATCGCTGCGCGAAATCCAGTTGGCTCCTTCTACACCTGGCAGATGAGCTAATTCATTAAAGAACTGTGTACTGAATTCACAGTGAGGCACTTGATTAGTAGCGGCTTTGGAAGGAATCCCAAAGCTGGACGTATCGCGGTATCTTTAGTGTCCCCCACGCGGGATTAATCGGTTACTCTCGATCAGACAATGAAATACTAACTCTAAACCTCGACACATTATGGTGGCGAAACACCAATAATGAGAAGGAAAGACCCATTATAAGCCTTCTCAATGGCGTTTTCAGTCTCTCTTGTCAGGTTACACGCCTTATTGAGAAACAAAGCGTCTCAAACTCTCGCCATTTATTTTGCACAGTTTTCTCTGACCCGTGTAAGGAGGTATGTGCATGGGAAAGGTAAGTTTCTTGAAGGAAAAGTAGCGAATATGTTACTAAGTGAAAAGAAAAGGCAAGACCGAAAATAATCCTTTTCTGTGAAATGAGAGCGGTGATCAAGCGCCCAAAACCATATCACTTATTTTACGAGGGTATGTAATTTCAAAGCCTCGTTTACCCGGAAAAATTTTGTTGACCGCATAATAAGCATCGAAGCTTACAAGGGCATTATTTAAAGGGAAGGGAGACGCATCTACATTCCCTAAGTGTAAGCCGAAGCAGTACACCGCAATTAATATTCAGGGATACATGTCACCCATAGTAAGACTGTGATGGGATTCACCCTACATAAAAAACTTGAGTAGCAAAGGTCTTACCGACATGTTTAGCCCGATAATAGCCATTTATCTGTCTCCTGAAGATACAGACATCCGAGTTAACCTCGCACCCTCATAAATGACTATTATCCGACTAACTGCAATGACCAGCCGCAGTTTTGTGTCAGAATGATACAGAAAAGAAGGGAGTAGATATTGTTTAATCGAGAAAAGCTAGTCCACACTGGAGAGGAATCTCCACTAATATTCATTTAGATTAGTCTTTACCTTCATAAATGAACATTAGTCGAGAACTGATATCCCAAATATCAGTAATCAACTAATTATTGACGGCACCCCCATGCCATAAATAAATAACTATAATTAATTAACCCGGAGTTGAAGATGAAAAGCGAAAAGAGGGGAGGTCGACAATTTCCTCCATAACTTCCAACTCTGCCACTTTTAGGAGCATAAGCTCTTTGTGACAAAGCGTGCAGGTAGCCTTTCCTGTCGTCCTCATTAACTGATTATTTAGCTTTGACTGCGTCTTTAAGTGCTTTTGCTGGCTTAAATGCAGGTGCTTTTGTAGCCGGAATATCAATTTCCTCTCCTGTCTGGGGATTTCTCCCTTTACGAGCTGCGCGTTCACGAACTTCAAATGTTCCGAAACCAGGAATACTTACTTTTTCTCCACTTTTTAATGCCTCTGAAATAGTGTCAAAGACTTTTTCGACACTGGGAGCTCCTTCTTTTTTAGATACCCCTTGTTTTTCTGCCACTTTAGCGATTAGTTCTGTTTTATTCATAATCAATTTCCTCCTAAGTATTATTAAATTTATTCTAAATGAACAATAAAGATTGTCTTTTATATAGACGGGGGAAACGTACTAGCCCTTTTATGTGGAAATTAGCTTTCTGTCTCCCTTATGACGATTATCTCCAAAAGTGCTCTCAACCCAGTAGCACCAAGGGATAAAGACACTTTTTTGTTGAAGTTTTTTTCGGTAAAATCGCTGTACACCTTGGGGGAGTAAGGCTCAAGGCACTTTCTAACGGTGGTTAATTCTCTTTTTGTTATATTTTTTGTATTTGTCACGTTCTTTTTTCTTTCCACAAGACTGACAGTACTTCGCTTTGTTAGATGTTGGCTTAAAAGCTTTTCCACAAATACAGCATCCTTTAAAGGTCTTTAAATTATGCTTAATGTTCTCCAGTACAATATCGCCAAAGCACTCCCACAGTGTCGATTTGTATTTACTTTTTTTCTTATATAGATGTTTTACCAATACATCTGTAATAAATCCGTCATCATTATGTATTTCCAATAGTTTTTGTTTGATAATCTTATAGACATAAAGTTTTTGTCCTGGTTTAGCTTCTTCATCATTCATAAGCCATTTTTTATTTCGATCAAGACGTTTATATTCATTTATTACGGCTTCATTAAGTTTAATCTCTTTGTTTTTGAGTAAGAAGCGGTAATCAAATTTTCCTGCAACTGCAGCAAAGTTGATTCGGTCAGAAGGGATAATGGAGTCTAACTTATTTACTGTACTTTCATTAATCGATTCTACGCTATGTTCTTCTTTATCCTTTGCATTGATGAAGAAGTGGGGCACTTTATTTTTTATGTAATCTTTGATTTTCTCATCAACGTGATCAGGGCGGGTGGGCATGAATAAGGTTTTTGCAAAATCGATAGTAAAGTTATTCTCCATGCATAACCATTTGATCACGTCCAGGTTTATATTGTCACTGTTCCATATCTTAGTGATGTTGTTACTGTACTCCCCGATATTGATTCCATAAGCAAGAGTTAGTGCTTCATAGATGTTTCTGCTATTAATCTCTTGTTTCTGGGCTACAGACATTTCATAATACAAAGGAACGATGTCCGCCATATTACGCTTGGCAATATTGACGATTAGCTCATCAGAAATAATTAAGGCCTTATCCCCGTCATTGTCAAACTGCAGCAGCTTGGATATCGGATCATGAATGCTGGTATAAACACCTGGGGTAATGAACCACTTTTCATATTCCTCATTTTTCTTGTTCCACCTAACACCATGCTCTCTGAATAGGTGAGGGGAGCGGAGGATATCAATATACCCTTCATCATATAAAGAACAATGGACATCGCTTCCTGAAAGTAGTCCTTTTGGACTCTCAATTCCAAGAAACAATCTTTCACAAAAAGCATATAGGTCAGGACATAAATATGTATACCGGGCGTCACTGACAAGTAATTTTCCTGATTTGGCGTCCTTAATCATACTCTTCTTCTTATTCTTAATGATTTCTTTGGTGTGATCATCATTTAGCAGCTCAGGATATATTAGTAGAGCTTCTTGAAGGCTTGTCTTATGTTTATTTTTCTCGGTAGCCCCTAAAACTTTCATCATTGTTTCTTTATCAGTGCCTAATTGAGTAATCTCACTAACAGTCTTTGAGCTGATTTGTTTCAATTCCTCATCTGTGATATCCGTGAGTGTTTGTAGCATCTGGTAAGTCAGTTTTCCCTCAACAGATGGATCTTCTTCATTTAATTTAGCTCCTAAACATCCATACTTTTTAAATTTATAGCGATAATCATCCCAAGAATCATAGTACTTCCACATCTTAAACTGGCTTTTCGTAAAAATTATTTGGATATCATCTTTAATAATGTCCCATTCTTTACCGTAGACGTCTTTAACTATAAATGAACTGTGTTTTTCAGCAAACTTTCTAAAGTCAAATGGAACAAGTAGACCCTTAACCCAAGGTAATCTGACCATAAAGCTTTTCTGGCTCAAACTAGGGAGCATCATTCCACAACCATCTGTATGTTCTATAGGAATATCCATAATCTTACGTGTGATTTCATATGTATCCCGGTCAATATAATCAACTAGGCTGGAAACATTTGTTTCTAAGTCATTTACGACAATTGCTTTATCAATATCAATTTCCCATGGACTGCTGGCGCTATTCGATAAGGCCATGTAGCTATTCCATTTGTTTATGCTGCTTCCACCTTGAGCATTGATATGCTCCACACTAAGACCACAAGTTAAAGCATTTTGATACTTATCTAAGGTGCTTTGTTTGATAAAACAAGATTTTTTTGTTCTTATTTGACCGGCACTGCTAGTGAAATAAACGTATTTCTCATTGTTATGTATGAATCCTTTATCAATAATGTCCCTTAAAATTTGAAAGTGATAAGTTTGGACAACCATGATCTCTTCAGAGAGAGAGTTTTCTTTGATTCCCAGCGTTCGAATTAAGACTGAATCAAATAATGAAATCACATTATTATCTTTCAGAGAATCTGTTCTAAGTGTTCTTATTTGATTATGATCGTTAAAGGCGTTATAAAGCTTTTCTTTTAAGGAAATAATCCTTTGCGTTATGTACTTCTTATGTTTTTTATCAACATGTTCAAGTTTTCTGAGATGATCTCTGTACCTATATGATTTTAAAATCTTGTTATGTAATTTGTTTTCTTGATCATTATAAAAAGCAGAAGTGTCAATACTGTAAATATGTACTTGTTTATTTAGGCCGTCTTTTTTTCCTTTCAATAAATTCTCCCCTTATTACTTTTATGCATATTTTTTGATTTAATAATCGCTTTTTAGATACTTATGTACAAGATTTTTGTATGTATAGCTCTTTTTATCGATTGTTCCAAATAGTTTATAGTCCTCATAAAGAGTGTTTTCTTTTTGTGAAGCAGTTCCTTCAATAATAGCAGTCTCTAAAAATCCAATTAAATTACTAAACATGTACGTTACTTTCTCTGAATCCTTTTGCATTATCTCACCTCCTCACTTATGTATTTATTATATACATATTATTTGTATTTGTCTATTGTTTTTTCGCTAGTGTGTTAATAGCTCCAGGTTATAGAGGTGAATTCTGAAGCATTTAGAGAAGGGGGGATTATCGTAATCTAAAAACATGCTTATCGTAAAAAATATTAAAGTGTTTAAAAAGCCAGTAAACATAAGGGGATTTGCTGTATCGAATGGTGATTAGGGGATAAACGATCGTAAAACATAAGTGAGAGTAGGAGAAAGTGGTTGCTTTATCTAAATATTGAAGAAATCGAGTAAATTTGAAGAGGGGAAAATGTTGATATTTAAGGCTTTTACGATAGCGATTACGATGTGAAAAAGGGTGATTTTGAGGTGGAATTAGGAAAATGAAAATTTGGATAGGGTGTGGAAATGGAAGTGCTATGGGTACATTCGTTCCCTTGATTTTTCCATTAGATGTAAATATACCCCCATATATTGGTATTGTAATACGTGTATAAGGAACATTATACGTGCATTTAATGGTTTAGATATGTTTACAACAGTGCTAACATAATTCCAGGCCAAACACAAGAATAAATTTTTAAAAAAATAAATTGGTTATCGATTTGAAAAGAATAACCATTCATCAAAAATAATCGTATTTATAACGAATCCGAGGGAATCGAAGACATATTTATTTTATACTCATCACTATACATAACCATATCTTATCCAATCATATATCCTACACTAACCACTCATCACACTCACACGCTCTCAGAACCAATATAACACGTCTCTAAGCATCCTTAATCAATTCCCAATCCAATTGTATTTCTTCCCAATCAAACAGTACACAAGGCATCTTAATACCATCCATCAACACATAAATAACTTACCTCAAATATAAAAAATATGTATATAAAAACCAAGAATTATGTTATAATAGAGTCATAGGAAAGGAGGTGTACATAGTGCTTGAGAAAGTGGGTATCATAGTTGCTTTCCTCATATCTTTAACGGTTCTTACAATCAACAGTCTAACAATAGTTGAGAAGGTAAGAAACCTAAAGAATGGGACAAGCAAAAAGAAAAAGCGTATACGCAAGCGGCTCCGACCAAAGAGACAACGCCAACGTATACGCCGATGAGAGCTAAGCTAAAGGGGAATGAACTTCTCCTTTAGTTCCTACCCATATTATAACATGATCAAGCACATTGCAAACATGAAACGATTCTCATTATGGTTTACCCATATCACATTCATTGGCTTATTCTTAATGTTTCAACTCATTAAGGATTACTTCAGCAGCGAAGCACAAACACTAATCAATATAATATTCATAGTCACATGTATCATTGCCATATTGTTATGGATCATCTATTTTGTATTCCTTAAACTAAGAAACAAGTCACACTAATCATATAGGCCTCATGGTATAATTAAATCATTGAGGTGAGATGATTGGAGAAAAAATTCCTGGATGCTATTCGGCAGCTGACAAAGGAATTGGAAATGCTCAAGAAAGATATTGACTCCATCAAAGAAGCAACTGTCAGAATTGATAAAGACCTTTTAGAGTACAGAGAAGAGATAAGCAAAGTAAAACAAGGTGATTCAGTATTAATCATGCAGCAACATAAGGATAATTAAATATGCGTTATAAATAAGGGAGCGGTAAGGCAATTATCGTTCCTTATTTTTCAATACAAAATTAAAATATAAGGAGAATATATGGAAAGAGTTAAAGTGATCGATTCTATTATGGGTAGCGGTAAAACATCTGCAGCAATTGACATGATAAATAATTCAGGGATAGACGAAAATTTTATTTTCATTACACCGTACTTGGATGAAGTGGATCGCATTAAGAAGAGCATAAGCAGTAAACAAATTTATGAACCTAAAGTAAAGAAGAAAGGTGACAAAACACAATATAAGTTTGAGTCATTTCATGAACTTTTATCTCAGAACAAAAATATTGTTGCTACACATAATCTATTCAAAAATGCTAATGACGAAACAAAGGAGCTGATCCTTTCAGGCAACTATACATTGATATTAGATGAAGTTATGGAAGTAGTTGAACAGTTACGCGTTAAGAAGCATGATCTTACTACACTATTTGAATCAAAGTTAATATATGTTGAAGACGGATTTGTCAAATGGAACGAAGAAAAAAAGGACTATGAAACTCGCTATGATGATATCCGTGATATGGCTTTAAACAATAATCTGATGTACTTTAAAGATAATATATTGATTTGGAATTTTCCTGCAGATATATTCAAGTTGTTTAAAGAAGTTTACATACTTACTTACATGTTTGATGCTCAAATACAAAGATATTATTATGATATAAATAATATCAAGTATCAAAAATACGTTTCTGAATTTATAGATGGGCAGTACAGGTTTACAAAGCATAATACTGAATATGAGAGTATTCTAAAGGCTCAATTAAGAAATAAAATAAAAATATATGAAGGTAACTTGAATACAGTTGGCCAATTGGATTATTCATTATCATCTAATTGGTATAAAAATAAATCACCATATACGATCAAGAAGGTAAAGAACAATGTATTCAATTACTTTAACAACATTGTTAAGTCATCAAGTGATGAAGCTATGTGGACGACTTATTCAGAACACAAAAACAAAGTAAAGGGGAATGGATATACAAAAGGGTTTGTGTCATGTAATGCAAGAGCTACCAATGATTTTAAGCACAAAAAACACTTGGTATATACAATAAACAGATACGTTAACACTGTTCTATATAATTATTTTAAAGAGAAATATCAAATAACAATTGATCAAGATGCATTTGCATTATCCGAATTAGTACAATGGATTTGGAGATCTGCAATTAGAGATGGTGAAGAAATAACATTATACATACCCTCATTAAGGATGAGGGAGCTGCTAATTGAATGGTTAAATGGGTAGTTAAAGAGAATAAACCTCTTAAACTCTAAAAAAAGCTCAATAATACCAAGGGTTTTCCCGTCTAAGTCTTTAAGAGAGACAAAAATAAATTAAATAATAAAATAAGAGAATGGGGGTGCTGCTAATTGTTCAAAACGGTTCGTTCCTCACCTGAACAATTTTTGCTCACACCACCCCCAAACCCCCTCATGAGCGATTTATTATAGAGATAATACAAAAACAAAAAATATGTATAATAAATGGTTGATCATTGAGGGTAATCAGTTTATAATACAATTAACAAAAACAAAAAATATAAACATTATAAAATGCATATTTTAAACAGAATGGTGATGGTAGTATGACAAGATTTAATGGGGTACAACTAACAGATGAATCAATTCAAAAAACAAGAAAATGGTTTGCTGATAATGCTATGGCTTGTATCGAAGAAGTTAAAAGTGGAAAAGTTTATGTGAATGATCGTGAATCTTATTTCGCATGGAGGAAGAAGGAAGCAAAAGAATACATAGAAGGTAAATATGACTATACTGTAACATTTTTACAACATGCATACTTTATTCAAACAGGGGAAAGTGTAGCTTTATTACCTTAAAGAAATATGAATAAAATAACAATTCAAAACAGAATGGAGAGGTTGAAATGACGGAACAAAAAAACACTTGGGGATTAGCTTTTGTAAAGGTTGATCTTGAAAAAAATGAAATTAATCAATTATTAGGATTGAACTTAGGTACAGAGCAGAAAGCAAAAGAAGTATTTGATCGGATAAAGAATGAATTTAAAAAGAATGAAGGTAAGCCAGACTCAATTATTGATTTGATTGATGAAAATTACAATATTATTGAAGATTATCCACTTACTAAAAATCAACTTTTCACTGTTGCTTCATTGTTAGGGCATGAGATCAAGTTATAGTCTTCGAACAGAAAGGAGAGGTTAAATGAACCCTAAAAACAAGAAAGAACGTGTAATCGAATCATTATCTAAGGTTCAGTCGGCTAAAAATATTGATGACTGTCAAGATTACATGCTTGAAATGCTATGGAGAATTGCAGAAGGCACTAAATACGAATCAGATGTAAGCATCGCCTTTGATTGCCTGCAACAACATAGAGACAGAATCGCTGAGGGAAAAGGTTCATAAAACAATACTTAAACAGAATGGAGAGAATTAATTTGGATAAAAGTCAATTAATAAAGGTTGGCTCAACAGTATATCTTAAACCAATCAATAATGCCGCACGATATGGAAGAAAAGATATTCTAGAGAAAGTTGTGTTAAAAAAAGGAAGAAAATATTTCTATGTTGGAAATACGGGAGAAACAGAAACAAGACGCATGTTCAAATTTTCTTTGGAGGACATGAGAGAAGTGACAGAATATAGTCCTGACTGGGAGCTTCATTTATCAAAACAAGAGATTATTGATAAGGAAGAGAAGAAAAAGTTAATGTCTGATATACGATCGGTCTTTGATAGGTGGTCAACGGCTGATTTAACTTTGGATCAATTAAGAAGGGTGCATGAAATTATTTCTAAATAAAACAACAACAATTTTATACATAAGGAGAGTGCGGAGTGATGTGGAAAAGTGGAAGTGTCTATCTAACAAGTAAAGACAGAGAAGTAATTGACGAATTAATTCAAATGTACTATGTCGCTATAAACCCCGAAGAAGAAATGGAGGAAGGGATACGTAGGATAAGAGAGAAAATCAAGAAGTGAATAATGGATTAAGGAGGGTAAAGAGTGATGCATGTTCCCGACGATATCAAGAAAGCCATCATCAGTAGTTCTTATAATTACAAACAGGCAATAGAGGATGCGAATAAAATTCGTGATTGGTTGGAATCAAATGAAATAAACAGTGATTTCATGAAAGACTATTTGATCGACTGTATAGAAAATGGTTCAGATAATTGGCGAGACTTTCTGGAACATCTTGAAACTCATTCAAAAGATCAAATGTATGACGGTACGGATGATTAAGGAGGTATTAAACAATGGCTAAATGTAATGATTGTGGTAATGAGCGTTTTTTCTACCTAGAGGTATCGGTATCAGCCAAGCAACTTATCGACACAACAGGTGGAGCAAGAAACGGAAAGATTTATGATGTAGACTATTCAGATTCAGGTATAGACAATATCTTCAATGAAGGTAGTTTCATTTGCAAAAAATGTGACTCTAAAGATGTTTATCATGAGGATGGCGAAGGAGATTATAAGCTCTATAATAAATCTGAATAAAACAGCAGTTTTAATGAAAGGGGAAATAAATTTTGCTTACATTAAATCAAAACAACTTAAACTTTTTAGTGGATAATGGCTTTGAACTAAAGCGGTATGAGGAGCAGGGATTATCATTTTATACAAAAGAAATAAAGGACAGCCACTCTTTGAAAAAATTAATTACACATCATTATGAAATTCAGGAAGATGAAGAGATCAACACAAAAGGAACAAGTTTTATCATGGAGATACAGACAACTGGGGAAAACCCTCAATGGCTCTTTACCGGTGAATATGAAAAGCTTGGTATTCTTCAAGACCAAAATCAGTTTATTGAATTTGTAAAGAAAATCGAAAAAGTGATTACGATCAGCTAGGATTTGCATTTATATTTGTCAAAGGGGTGTTCAGGCCTTGGTGTAGATGCCGATATAATTATAGACATAGGATTTGTTGAGTAAAACTTTAGGAGGAGCGTTGTGGCAAAGGTTACTTTCTACAAACAGCCTGATGGCAGAATAATTCAAGAAACAAAATCATTTGGAAAAGTTGAGCGAACATATGTGACTGAAGAACAAATGAACAAATATGAAAGTCAACGAAACTCATTTGCTGGCTGTGGGTGCCTAGTAGTATTACTTTATTAAATCTCAAGTGTGATTGAATAACACCTCATTACGTATGATGAATTTTAATTTCACTAAAAGCTACAAAGGAGATTATTAATCAATGTTTAAAAGACTAATTTTGTTTCTTTCAATATGTATGTTGTTATCAGGTTGCGGTCACGAAGAAGGGGATTTATTTATTTTAAAAGAAACTACACAGGGATCAGATACAATTGATTCATATCAAGCTGCAATAAAGGAAGCAAAAACTGATGGAACATTTGATGTAGATGGAGATTATATAAACACCCTCTTTAAAGGCGATACTGTAATGTATATAAAAGAGGATAAAAACAAAGGGTATACTCAAGTTCAAATGATGGATGGATTAGACGAAGATACAAAGTGGTGGATACCTTCAGACATCTTCGAAAAGGTTATCAAGAAAAAATAAAGGTCAAGCAAGTCTTGACCATTTTTTACAACCATATTGATAATTTATAAAGATCAAGACTGAGGTGAGACCACTGATTAAATCAAATTTAAAGCCCATAATAGACGAAAGAAAGATCAGTATACGGAAGCTATCCAGAGATATTGATCATGAGTATCCGACCGTCAGAAAGCTTTATAATGACGAAATGGAGCGGTATCCAAGAGAGCTACTGGATAAAGTCTGTACATACCTAAACATCGAGCTGCAGGAATTGCTGATATTCGAAAAAAGCCATAACCATATCGATGGATAAAGATGAAAATGGTATACTAAAGTTGCAGAGATAGGAAACATTTACATATTATTTAAGAGGATGGTTTTAAATATGCCAAAAAATTATAGTGAAAGAGGCTTTGCCATATATGAAGAGTTCAGTGACACTCAACAAACAATTGTTAAAGTTCAAAAAAGCTCTTTAGCTGAAGAGAATTGCGTTTTCATTCTTGGGAATAACGATATAAGTAGTCATCCAGATAAGTATTTTCCTCCTCATTTAAATGTAGAGCAAGCTAAGCGTGTTATTAAAGCGCTGCAAGAGTTTGTTAGGGATAATGAATAAACTAAGTTTCAATAAAATCGTACTTTTAACTAGATAGGGGTGCAACATGCAACTAATCAATGACACAATTATTCTAACTAAAGAAATGAAAGATATTTTAGGTGATGTGGTGGAATATGCATACATTAAAAAGCCTTCCTGGTCAAGTAAACAAGATTTTGAAGGAGTTTACTCAGAGGTGTTGGGACAAAAGGCAAGAATAGAGCCAGTTGATTCCTACCCGATTTTCGTTAAATTAACAAACGACAAAACATTTACACTGTGGTCATCTGAGTGGGGCGGAATAAGATCTGAAACGGAAAAAGAATACTTAAATGATTAAAGTAATTAAGTTAAAATCATTCTTTTATCCAAATTTAAATAATTGGAGGAGACCAATGAAAGCAAATGAAATAATAGATGTATTAGAGAAGCTTGGTCAATCTTCTTATAACAGAGTGCTAATAGAGGGTGAGTGGGGAATAGGTAAAACAAAGTATGTCGAAGATTTTACAAAAGATTATCCTAATAGCTGTTACATATCCCTATTTGGACAAAAAGATATTAAAACCATAATCCAAGATATCTATTTTAAGCTAATAGCAAATGATGATATAGGTGGCAAATTTAAAAAAAGGTATACAGATATGGCAGGGAAATTAAATAAAATAGACTTTTCTATTTACGGTTTTTCTTTAACCATTCCTTTACTTGGCGATATTTATAAAGCTATGGAGAAAGAATTAAGTCAAAAGGATACGTATATCATTATATTTGATGATTTAGAAAGAAAACACGAAGAACTTGGATTGAAAGAAATATTCGGTTTATCGGACAGCTTGTCAAAAATTAAAGGAATTAAAACTGTTTTAATTGCAGCAACAAAACATTTAGATGCTGATAATGAAAGCATTTTCTTTGATTACAAAGAAAAAGCAATTGATCGTACATACTTTATTGAAAAATACTCTGACAATGCTCCTGTTGAAATTCTAGGGGAAGAAGTATGGGAAACACTTAGCGGTCTTACTGAATTTTTCTCTTTTAAAAATTTAAGAACATTCCAGAAAATAAAACTATTAATTTTAGAAGTAATAAATACATTGGGGCAGAACGTGTTTAGTGACAAGTTTACTAAAGAAGATGTTTATCGAATGTGTTTCGCCACAATTGTATTTAATGTTGAACATAACGGTAAAATGATCCTAATGGATGAGAAAATGAGAAGGTATTCAGAAAGCGAAAGTGCAATTGTAGATTATATGTGCGCCTATATAATGAAAAACTCATTGGATAATTCCATGAGTAAAAGTGTATTATTCCACATTAAACGTTTGTATGAGAGTGGGGAGTTTAACAAGGCAAACATCCTAAATGAGATAGACTTTATAAATAATTTTAATTACCAACCCATAAATTTTCTTTCATCAGAAGAAGAGATTATAAATGTGATTGTGGAATCAAAAAAATTTTTTGAGGAACTAAGTGGAGAAGAAACAATTGGAAACATAATTCAAGCAATTACTAATGGGGTAGAATGGTCAGAGATTTTGTCCATTGATATTAATCTAGACAAAGAAGAATTACTTAGAAAGATTAAGCCTAATATTGCAAAACATGTAGACATAGAAAAAACCGTTTTTGAGAATGATATTTCATTATCACAGTATACCTTACAAAGCAAAGAGGTTAAAGAAATAATCAAATTGATTAATCATGAAATAATTTACCAATATTATAATAAATTAGCGGATAAAATAAGTGATTGTTTTACAAGTAAAATGTTCGGTTCTAATAACTACTTAAAATATCTCATGGATTCAATTACTTCTATAAATCATGAAGAGGTAAAAGAAAACTTAAAACAAAAGATACAGGATAACCATTTCTTTTTCCCTTTACCTAAAGGTCAAATAACTCAAGAACACTGGGATTGGTGTATTTTATGTAAATTACTCATGTTTAACATCTATAAGCATTGGGGCATTGAGGGATATTTTGATAACTTTGTACACTATGTTAAAAATGAAGCGGATAATTACCAAGATCGTATGTTGGATCATAGAATTAAGCTTTTATTTGAAAGTAATTATTAAGGGGAGTAGGTGTACATATGACGGTCAAAATGATAACTGTCTGGTATAAATACAATGATGAAGGCAGCGAAGCGAAATTAAATCATATTGAAGATGGATGGATAAATGGAGACTATCCAAAACCGAAAGATCCATCATATTCAAATCAAGAAGCGTGGAAGAAAAGTAGTTGGAAAAGAAAACATGCTTATTTAGATGAACAATATCAGGTATTGAACGTCCCACCAGCTTATTGGATAAAACAATGAGGAGTGAATGATTTTGTCAGATCAATTTAGATTCTATCACATTAAAAACGAAGAAATTTACATGGTACATATGACAGAAGAAACATACATGAAAATCGTTTAAGAGGGAAGTAAATATTACGATTTGTGTAAGCACTTGGCTTTTTACGGATGGCGACCTGGAGAGGAAGAAGAATTAAGCAAGATAAAATCGAAATTTAAACAAGTTGAATCATTTAACGAGTTTAGTGGATTGCCTAATCGAAGCTAATATTAAAAGAAGTGTTTAAACAAAAAGAGCATTAAACTAAATGCTCTTTTTCATACCGCAACGCCGGCATTCACGCAAGAATATTCCACTCTTCACAGAGCTTTTGAACAAAGTGTAATCGCAATTGTCGCAGCGCCCGTATTTTACATCTGGATATTCTTTGTAATCATAAACGATTGAAGTATCATACCCGTTTGTTTCAAACTTCTCTTCCACAAGATCACCCACATAATTTATTCAACATACTCAAGAATACCAAATTCCGTTCGATATAGGGAGGGAACAAATGATTGTATTTGCTTATTTTTTAATTATCTGGCTTGGGGTTGGATTATTGACCGGCATTAAGTTTATTTTTGTTGATCAGGTTTATGATGAAGAGTTTAAAGAACTTATGGATAAAGAAACAGCGGCGGGCATGGAAAGAAATTTGGCCAGCCTGTTTTTCAAAAAAAGCTTAATGTGCTGGCTTTTTTCATGTTAATTGGTTTACTGCCATTAGCAATGAGGATTACAAAATTATTTAAAAGAGGTTGATTTATGCCTTTGATTGATTATTTTTATGTACTGCAGTTTGAAAACAAGGAATACTTCAAATCATTTAAGTTAGATGAGGACGGTTATTTGACATCTAACGACCTCCACGGCGCTTCTAAATTGCATAATATGTTAGAAGTCATTGAGGTTGCAAGTGAGCTCAAAACAATGTGTAATGTCCAATGTGAAGTAAGGGAAATTCAAGTCGTAAAACGGTAGGGGTGTTCAGGTGTATTGGATAGAGTGGATGGAAGACGGGAAAAAGAAAAGCATTGTTGCCGAAGGTTGGATTGAATGGGCTGCCATACTTGAAGACTTGTATCAGAAGCGGTTTGAGTGTGTTGAATGGAAGCGGCTTTAATAAGGGCTCTTTGTAATATTTAATTTATTGTTGATATGATTGGAGAGATATTTTGAAAACATCATATGTAAAAGTAGCAGCAATTATCTTGTTTATATGTATTTCATTAGCGATAGTAATACATTTATATAATTTTGTAGGAAACGACTTTGACAACGAGATGTTATCAGGTCTTAGTGCAATAGCGACAACTGTTGCAGCCATTGGAGGACTGGCATTATTAATTGTAACTTATATATCTTATACAGAGGTTAGGCGACAACGTGTTGCGATGGAAGAGCCTGCTGTTACAGTCAAGGTAATGCCTGATAAAGAAAGTTTAGGTTGTTTAAACATAGAACTCAAAAATACTGGGGGAGGACAAGCATATGATGTAAATGTTGTTTTTAATCCAGACATTCCCTATCGTGATATGTCATTAAATAAGTTAAACATTTTTCAAAGAACTGCTCTTCTAGAAAAAGGAGAAGAGATTAGCTTCTTTTTTAATACTAGTGATCAATATAAAAAATCAAATTCACCCATGAAATCAAATGTTTTAATTAGCTATTATACTGCCCCTAAAGAAAGTAGAGGAGCCAAAAATATTGTCCGTTCATATGAGATTGATTTTGCAGAAAGATATGGATTATCTCACTTGGTTAAACGGAATATGGATGATTTAGTTGATCAGATGGAAGATTTAAAACACGTCTTGGCTGCAATCCATTCCGAATCGAGGAATAAAAATGATTAATTCACTATTTAGAAATAAATATAAATCGCCTATTACATTAAGAGAATGCACTTTATTTATAGGTTTAGCCCATTATGGTATTAATGAAGCTATCTTTTTTAAGGAAGAGAAGACTGTAAGAGTTAACAGAACAGACAGTGGTTGGGTAGGCGAAAGTATTCAATTAAGCTCATATTACAAAGGATATATTACCTGTGAAGCAAAAATGGAGTTAATGTTTTTAACTGAAGAAAATTCAGAAATCTTAAGTCTTATTGGTTATACCGAAAAAGGTTCCAGGGTTATGCTTACTGATTTAAATGTAAGCTCCACGTTAAGCGGTGGCGTGCATGAATTCAAAACGTTTACAGATTTAAAGTGGTTAAACTAATAATACCTTAAAAAAATAATAGTACAGCAATGATAATATTTCTAATTAGAAAGGATAGTACCGCATGAGCCTAGAGGAATATCAAAAACAATATGAATTAAACCAATTAGAAGCGAACGCTTTTAAAAGGGGATTTAAAGAAGGAATGAGACGTGCTGAGCATATTAAAAAAAGAAATAAAAATATGGAAACATTATTATTAGAATGTATTGGTTATGATGATGAGTGGCTTACCACACGAAGCAGTTACAAAAGCCAAAAAAGGGATGAGCTCGTTGACATTATATTTGAGCAACGTTCTCTCATGAAATCCATATTTAATAAACTTGAGCCCGAAGCACAGGAAGACTTGAAAAAGGAGATTGAGAAATTTTTTTGGCCAGCTATGCATAAAGAGGATTAATCCTCTTTGTGTCTATGTAAAATAATTGTTTTATTTGATTAAGAAAAAGAGGAGAGACATTGTTTGTTTTTAAAAAAACTTAAAACAGAGAATCGATTATTAAATAATCGCGTTGAAGAATTAACAAATATCCAGGCTACTTTGGAAGAGTGTCTTTTTCAGAAAACAAATGCACTTGGGAATGTAGTAACTATATTAAAAGATGGGAATACAATTACAGCCATTACGAAGGACAAGGATGAAAGAGATGTAATTGTTTTTTATTCTTTCCGGCATGGAATTATTAAGGGGCTTGATGTAAAAGTACATTACTTAGATTATCTAATCAGAAATGACTCATATTTAGTTAAAATTTTAACCGAGGTGGATGAGGAAAAAATTTATATTGTTGATATTTTTTCGAATGAAGTATCTAGAGGGCATGGAACGCTTGCAGTAAATACACTTAAAAAAATTGCTGAAGAAATCGAATTAAAAAAATTTCTGGTTGGATTTCGCCTGTTGATTTTGATCACCATGATAGGTTGATTTATTTTTATAAAAAGAATGGATTTGAAGTGGACTATAATCAACAGGCTAAGTCTGGACGAGTTGTTTGCAACATTAGTGATAATGATGATTAGGCATCTTTCAATTTCAGATGCCTTTTGAATAAAATAGGAATTTTAAAGAGAACTCAAATACAAAAAATATGTATAAAATAATTGACTCGTAGTGCGATCTATAGTATTATTAAGTTAACCAATAAAGACAACAAAAAGAAATGAGGGGAAATAATGGAGTTAATAAGGATAGCTATGAAGAAAGACTTGGAAAATGACAACTCTTTAATGAATAAATGGGCAACAGTAGCTGGCCTTAAAAACCCCAATCCTCTTTATGACTTCTTAAACCATGATGGGAAAACATTTAATGAATTTTCTTCAATAGTCAACATTGTTAAGAGTCAGTATCCAGACCGTGAATATGAATTAATGAAAGATTACTGTTTAAACCTAGATGTTAAGACAAAGGCAGCAAGAAGTGCATTGGAGTATGCGGATGCAAATATGTTTTTTGAAATAGAAGATGTTTTAATAGATTCAATGATTTCTTGCAGCAATATGAAAAGTAAAGAATATGGAAAAGTGTATAAAATACATAGAGAACTGTCTAACAGTGTTATTACTGAATTTGAGGCAGTGAAAAGACTCGGCAAATTAAATATAAAAACACCTGAAATGAATTCTTTCTCAAGACTCTTGCTGCTTTATCATTATTTAAGCACTGGTAACTTTTCTCCGATGGCCCAACTTATAAAACAAATTGACCTAAGTGAGATTTCTGAGAACATGTACATTAGAAATACATATCAAACAAGAGTCCATGTTCTAATGTCTAATATAAAGTTAAATGAAAATTCATTAGAGGAGTGCAGAGAGTACTCTAAAAAGGCATTGGAAAGTACAAATATCCTGAGATTTCAGGTTTTCAGCTACTTAACTATTGGCAACTCTCTATTATTTTCGAATTATGAATTGGCTCAAGAAAACTTTTTAAAAGGGCTAAGCGTTTCTGTTCAAAATGAAAATTACAACATGATTTTCCAGCAGGCTTTGTGCTTCTTAAATAATGTATGGCGTAAAGAAAATAAGTGGATTAATTTTGAATCTGATTCAATTATGGATTTGCAGGAGCAAGCTCATTGTTTTATCAACTTTAATGAAAATTCCAAAGCAAAAGAAGTTTTGGATAAACTAGATCTTTTAGTTCACAACGATAATGAGCTTGCAATGCATTATTATTTGAAAGGAAGACTCGAACAAAATAAAGCATGTTTCTATTCTTCAATCGAGTATTTTAAAAAGTCTAATGACAAATTCCTTATTAGGCTGCCACTGTTAGAACTGCAAAAGATGGGTGAAAATCAAAAACTTTTAGAATTACTTTTACTTTAAAGGAGGTGAGACAATGAAAAAACTTATTATGGCTTTAGTTATCTTGGGCGCACTAGGCACTTCTTACATAAGTGCAGATTCTTCAATCCAACAAGCTTCAGGTGATTATGAGGTTGCTGGAATGCCACGTGGAGCATAAAATCCATTGACACATAAAGTTATTAGTATTATTATTTATTTAATTAAATTAAACAGAGAAAAGTAAGACGTTTGGCTCTTTTGAGCTAAGCGTCTTTTGTAGTTTTAAGGCCATCACTTAAATATTAGGTTTTAATAACATCTAGTGATCAACTTCAAATACATACACCCTAATTAAATGAAATGCATTACAAAGCAGCACATTCGCAAAAAAAATTGCGTAGAATGTGCTATTTGTCGTTAAAAAAATCTTTACTTCCCTTTTGTAATGCATTACAATTGCTATAGATGCAAAAGATAAAAAATATGTATATAGGAGGTTGGTGGTATGTCCGCAATTAGTTACTTAAAAAACAGTATGACAATGCATAAAACCATTTACCAAAAGAAAGTTGAAAGGTTAGTTAAAAATGATTTGTTTTTTCATGAAAAAAGCATTGAAAAGTCAAAAATAATGAAGAATGAAAATGTTCGAAAACAACTAACTAAAGGATACATGAAATTGCTAAGCGAATACAAGGAGGATTAATGATGCATGTTGTAGAACTTAGGTCTACAAATCATAAAGATATTGATGCCGATTTTGTTTTAAATGCTAAACAAACTTACATAGAGAGTGTACTAAACATTAGGAAAATGATTGTTAATGCAAAAACTGAAGATGATCTACATGGTGCAAAAATGAGATAGCAGCATTATTAAAAGATCTAAATAGAGCATTATTAGGTGGAGATGGATTAAAAAGAAGCATTGAAAATAATCCGCATTTTAGATCCCTAATACATTTTGTGAAGAATTTAAAACGACACATTGCAATTGAATTTGAAGAGTTTATTTATCAACCATAACATATACGCACTGCAGTCTATAGTATACATAAAAAGTAGGAGGTTGACATGTCAGAGCGAATAAAACAGCTATTGGTCAAACGTGGCATCACAATAGAGGAATTGTCGAGGGAGACAATGATTGATATTCAGAAATTAAACAAAATCATTGAAATGCCAGATGAATCAGATGTTACAACCATAAAGCTTATCGCTCTGGTATTGAATGTCTCTATTGATGAGTTATTGGATGAGAAAGGAGGAGAAGATAATGCAAAATAAAGTTAAACAATTAAAAAATTATGCGGTTTACGATGATATCGAGGGCTTTTTAATCAATAAAGATATAAGAAGTAGCTCAGGGAATTCTAACTATATGATGCCTTCATCAACTAGAAGGGTGTCGAACACCAGAAAGAATTATGAAGGGGATATTAAGCAGTTCTTTAGTGTGATTAAAGGTAAAGATGTCAAAAGTTTAGTTCCCGATGATTTAGTTGTAAGTAAAAGCGAATTAAGCAACTATGTGAAGTATCTTCAGGAAAAGGGATTAGTTAATAATAGTATTAACAGAAAAATGACCTCCCTGAAGATGCTCTATACATATTTGGAGCATGATTATAAGGACTATATTGACTTGTCGGTGTTTAATACTGTCGAAAGGCTTAAAACAGTAACTAAAAACTGGGATAAAACAACCCAGACAGAAGCCGAAAGAATCGCTCAGGATATGTATATAAATGAAAGACAGAAACCTTTAATGAAAAAGCTGTTTGTTAAATTCGCCATCAGAACTTCTTTTCGTGTAAGTGCGATTTTGCGAGTAAGATGGAAAGACATACAGCTTGATGAAAGTACAGGCCATTATATAGTAACAGTTATTGATAAAGGATCTCAGGTTGTGTCTACAGGCATTAACCAGGTATTTTATGAGGAATTGTTGCAGCTGAAGGAAGAGGATGACAGCGAAACTGAATTGGTTTTTCAGGGGCTTTCGGAACAATCTTTACGACACTCCTTAAAAAGGTCGAAAAAAAGGTTAGGAATACCTCCTGAAAGAGAATTAGTCTTACACTCATTTAAGGGTGTAGGAATTGACTATGTCTATGAGAATTCTGGTCACGATTTACTTGCAGCAAAAGAACAAGGAAATCATAAAAACACATTAACAACAGAGAGATATATGAGCAGAAAGATTAACATAGCGAACTCTGCTGGTGTAACAATGGATGAAAAAATCGATTTAAATCCACTATATGAAGCAACCCAAGAGGATTTTATTAGTTTTTTTGAAAACGCTGATCTTGTTACATTAAAAAAGTTTATAAAGCATGTAAATGAGCGATAATCATTTTTTCGGTATATTACTCAGTTCAAATGATAATTCTTCTTGATTAACCAGATTGCCTTTGGTAACTTTAAATTTAGCAACATGACATGAGGTGAAAGGCTATATGACAGTGATCTTTGATCAGTCTGCAAATGAGAAACTGCTTTCAGAAATGAAAGATGCTATCTCGAAAAATAAACACATAAGATCTTTTATTAACGATATTCAATTAGAGATGGCTAAAAATAAAATTACTCCAGGGACAACACAAAAATTAATTTATGATATAGAAAATCCAGAAGTCGAAATTTCTAAAGAATATATGTACTTTTTAGCCAAGTCCCTATACTCAGTTCTTGAAAGTGAAAGGTTTAATCCACGAAATTACTTCACAGAAACGGATATGAGAGAAATTGAAACGTTATGGGAAGGATCTGTGGAGGAAGATATAAAATTTCCGTATACATTCAAACAAGTTGTAAAGTATTCGGATGATAATTATTTCTTCCCCATCACTGCTAAAGAGTTGTTTATGCTATTTGAAAATAAGTTATTGCACTATAATCCTAATGCTCAAAGAACGAACAAAACGAAAAAACTAGAGGGCTCAGATATTGAGATACCTGTACCGCAGCTCAATAAACAATCGGTTGAAGAAATAAAGGAACTGTTCTTAGATGGGAAATTAATTAAATCAGTTTTTACGTTTAATGCACGTGTTGGAAGCGCAAGTTGTGGCGAAGAATTAAAATATGATGACGACACTATGTCGCTTACAGTGACTGAAGACACCATTTTAGACGTTTTAGACGGGTATCACCGGCTAATAGGCATTACTATGGCTATAAGACAGCATCCTGAGTTAGATCATTTGTTTGAAGAAACCTTTAAAGTGGACATCTATAACTACACTCAAAAAAGGGCGAGAGAGCATTTTGGGCAACAAAATACAATAAATCCAGTGAAGAAATCTAAAGTAGCTGAGATGAGTCAAAATGTTTATTCTAATAAAATTGTTAAGTTCATTCAGGATAATAGCATAATTGGTGATTATATAAAGACAAATGGAGACTGGATAAATCAGAATCAGAACTTACTTATAACTTTTTCTGACTTCAAAAAGGCAATTGAAAGAAGTTATTCTAAAAAAGATTTTTCAACTCAGGCAGATATTTTAAAAACTGCAAGATACCTTACATCTTTCTTAGATGCTTTAGCTACACAATATGTGGATGAGTTCTTAGGTGATATAGCAAAAGAAAGAAAGAGAAGTTTTGTGAACAACTATTTGTTCTTTAACGGCTACGTTGTACTAGCTAAGAAGTTGCAGTTAGATGGAGTAAGTCTAGATGATTTAGAAAGTAAAATTACCGATGTTTTAAACTCTATAGACTTTAGTAAGAAAAATAAATTGTGGGATGAATTAGGTGTAGTAGACAAGAATGGAAATGCTAAATCACCACAAAAGATATGGAATTTCTTTAACAATTTAAAAATAGACGAGTAATTACTTAGGAGTTGTTTGTTGCAATGTTCAATAATGAGATTAAGGAAAAATATTTAGATACCTTATCTGAGGGTATGGTTATGCAGATGAGGCCTATTTTTGCAAAAGCAGAGATTACTGAGACTTTATATAATAAAGACATTTATGATTTCACATCAATGCAAATTTTAGAACTTATACGATCATTCGATCAAACCACTATTGGTAGTGTTCGAAGAACCTTAGCATTATTGTCATTGTATATTGATTGGGCAATTTCATATAAGTTAAGTAAAGGATTAACCAATTTGGCAAGAACTATTTCTGAAGAAGAGCTTTATGAATGTCTCGGAGACAAAAAATTATATATTACTTATAGTGAATTAGAGGAAATGGAAAATCAATTAGTTAACTATCAATCAAAGGCTGTATTAAGGCTGTTGTTTGAAGGGGTTTCAGGTTTAGCTCATTCTGAATTGCTAAGTTTAACCAAAAAGCAAGTTGAGGATGCGATGCTAAATGGTAACGTTTTAACCCTCTATGATTCAAAGCACGGTGAACGAAAACTAAAAGTTAGTAGTGAATGTCTTGTTATTGCCTTAAATGCAGCTCAGGAAACTAAATATAAATTAAAGAATGGGAAGGCAAAAGGCCAAACAAAAGAAGTCTTTTTAGTTGAAAATGATTATGTAGTTAAAACAAAAAGAACGTCCAACAAAGGAGACGGCCAAGCAAGTAAATTTGTCATAACTAATCTAATTACTGATATATCTGAGTTCTTTAAAATTAACTTTTTAACACCAAATACTATTGTTAGATCTGGTCATTTGTATAGAGCATATCAGCTTTATAAAGAAAAAGGGGTTATTGATAACTCTGTAAGGTATCAGATTATAGATGACTTTAATTTAAGAGTGAAATCCAAATATCGAGCAGTTTATTCAATGCAAGATTATATTAATGAGGAAGAAGTTAATAAATATTACGCAGAAGAACTAGGTCTAAAAGAGACGACCATTTAAATATGAAATCCATTTGACTATTTTGGTTAAATGGATTTTTCTTTTATCTCAAAAAATTGTGAAAAAATTCGCATTTCGACAAAAATAGACAAAATAATCACTTTAAATACATGTTTAAATGTAGTAAGATGGTCATGTAAACCATATGGTTTACTAAGGAGGAGACCAAGACCAAAGTCTTAGTCGTTTCAATGCCTTTCAACCTTGAATTCATAGAGGTCTTCGACATTACAATCTAAAGCAGCAGCAATTCTTTTTGCAGTTCGAATAGACATATCTACTTTAACTAATCGATTATAGTCGCTCAGCTGCTGTTTCTTAATCCCAGTTATCTCTGAAAGTTCATTGATTGTAATGTCTTTCTTTCTACATAATTCAGGTATCAAGCATTGCCCGATCTCAACTTTAATCATAATCGGACATCCTCCTGCGTTCTGTTATGGAAAGACATAATACATATCATACCATACGAAGCCGATAAATAACCACTAGCATAACACCTACTTTCTATGTATAATGATTATACAAAACAGAACGCACGTTCCCTTAACGCCTTAAGGGTTTATCACAGAAAATTGAACATAGGAGAATGAGGATGGCAGGTTATTTAAACAATATTGAACTGAATCTGGAGATTGTACTCAAAAACAAAGCAGATAGTCCAGAAGTCTCTGAAACATTGGTAACCAGGATTTGTGAAAATTTACTTTTATCTAAAGAAGTCTCGTTTTTAAAAGCTGACGGATCAGTTGAAAATTTTAAATTAAGTGATATGGAATATGAAATAACAAATACAGAAGAATTGCCTGAGTAAAAATAAAAAAAAGAAAGACTCCATTAAACATAATGTAATCAGCAGCAAGAGGAGAATGAAGGTATTGTTTTGAATATATTTGTTGATCAAGATAATTACAAAGAGGTTAGTCTGAAACTTACAAAAAAATTGCTGACTTCAGAACATTATCAATTCCTACTTGGTTTCAAGGGAGAGAAATTAGATATTACAATTTCAGTTACACCACAAAGCCTCGTTAAGCTTAGGGATGACATCAATGAATTGATCTTTATGTTCTCAGATTAAAATTAGATTCGGTCACATAAATTGGCCGAATCTAATTGACAGATATTAAATGATGGGTTATAGTTTATTCAAATACAAATAATATGTATATAGGAGATGGTAAAGGGAGCTATGTTGCTTGATGAAAAGCTCGATAAATTAATGAAAACGATTCTGCGATTAAAAGCATACAAAGAAGAGGAAAATTTACGAAGAGTCATCGGAGAATTTCATTCAATAATTGATTATGCTTACGAGGGGATGTATATAGCTGAAGATATGTTAAGAGAAGAAGAAAGTAAGGGCAAAGAAGTAAGTACATATTGAATTGTGTAATTTTCACTAAGGTAACAAAATTAAAATTAGTGGATAAAATGTAAGTTTCATCGAGATTCGAATTGGAGGGGGATATCACTTGGAATTATCATTAGATGAATTGAAGCTCTGTCTTAAACCATTAGTGTTTTTCGGTGAGTTAAAACTTGAAATCAGTGATTATGAAGAAGGTAAGAAAATTGAAGTGCTGGATCATGATGAAGGGTCTTTAATTAATTTAGCAGACCAAACGATTAACGAAAATTATGTGTGTACTACATGTAATTGTACTTTATATACCAATGAAAATAATGAAGTATGTTTCATAGAGCATCCGTATGGTGCAATCACAGCTGTAAATAAAGATCAAGTGATTCATTTAACTAAGCTAATTGGAGCAATCATAAATACGGATGAGGAGGATCCAGTTGAATGAACACAGCATACAGAGTTTGGGACGGCGAGCAGATGCATTATTGGGATGATGAAGGTTTGAGCCTTATCATCAAAAGCAACGGCGATTGGACTTTGAAACGTTTATACACAGATGTTTTGGTTCCGGTTGTAGACAGCACGAATAGAAACGCGGCTCTCATGTGGGGAGCAAAGGTAAGAGGCAAATTTATTTATGATAGGTCTATAGTAAAAATAACGAGTGATGATAAAGAATCATCAGATGTTTGCGAAGTTAAGTTTTCAGATGGCGTTTTCCAAGTAGATGTATCAAAAATTTCCGCTGATTATGACGTGACTGCCGTCGGGTGGGTGGAATATGCAACTATTGAAGTAATCGGAGACGTTTATCAAAATCCTGAGTTATTGGAGGGTGTGAAATGACAATCAATTTGAAAGTAAAACAAGAGAAGCGCAAAGGGTTATCAATTAATGATATCCAAGATGGATACTTCATTTTAAGAAATGACGATGTTTGGATTGTGAAAATGGATGTTACAAATAGAAATAAGATACATTTAATCGATTTAGAGACGTTCCATGTTAAAACTGTATCAACAAAGAACGATTTGAAAAGTTTGTTTGAAGATTGGAGCCGAATTAAGATATTAAGTCCGAAACAGGTGAATTTAAATATCGGGTTCCAATGGAAAGAGTAAAGGAGGGCGCGGAGTGACAAGTGAAATGCAATTACAGGCACAGATCGACGTTATCGAAAAAGAAAATAAGGAATTGCGTCGCAGGAATGAGGAATTAGGGCAGACGGTCGAATGTCAGAACAAACAGATCGTCACTCAAAATTGGAGACTGTTGTTTTTCGCTTCATCCTGGATCGTTTATGGAATTGTTAGTGCTATAAAATACCTTTGGGGATAAGGAGGGCGTTGAGTGATGGAGGAAATAGATAACAACGAATTGAAGTTCCGAATGATTACGCCGGATGGAGAATCATTTCCGGTTAATTCTGCACCTATTGAAGGCTGGCAAAATGATATTTGGAAGACGTTTGATGAACAGAAACGGGTTTTCGATGCAGAGATTAAAAAAGCATTTGAACACTGTAACGTACCGTTGGAGGAAACAATTGAACGGGCTGAATTAGTCGTAGATAAGGACGACAACACTGTTCTGACCATAGACAAACTACCGGTTTTAATCTTATATAAACCTGAATTTTTATATTCGAAAGGAAAAGCAGTTCAAAGATACAAACGACTTTATGAGGAGGACGTGGAATGAAGGAATTTCATTTGCACAAATATCCCGTGACATCAGTTGAAGGGAATGAGTATGCCGTTAGCATTTATAACGATAGACACTCAAAAGGTTTTGTCAAAGTATCTTTATATAAAAAGGTGCGCGGTTTTTTCAGGAAAGAAAAATTCAAGTGTCTTACAAGAGAAGGAGACTTCGCTCCGAGTTATTTCGAAGAAAAGTGGGATTACGATTACATACAGTTGGCAATCAATGAAGTTATTAACTATGAAAACTCCATAAAGGAGCAAATTAATCATGAAAATAAACAAAAGGCTGCAATAGAAAAATTTGAAGCGTGGAGTGGCCAGGAGGTGTAACTGTTATTGGAGGTTAATGTGAAAACAAACCAAAGAGAAAAATTCATCCGAAATGGTATCCCATATGATGAACTTGATACACAAATGATTCATTTAATTGATATTTTAAATTTCAAAATTGGATTAAAAACACGCCACTGTTGTTTTGGGCATAAACCATACGAAGAAATTCAAGTGATGTTTGAAGACGAAGTGAACATAAAAGAAGATCAGATTCTAGAATTAGCAGAACTAGCGGGTAGGGAATGGAAAGGCCTACAGTTAAGCTTTAGCAAATGGGCAAGATTTTCCCCATTGATGTTTAATTGGTCATTGGTGTTATCGAAGAGATTCAGAAACCCAGAAGATCCAAATAAATACCGTTATCTAAGATCAGTTGAAGAATTCTTTGAGAGCTATGCTGCAAAGAAGTGATAAAAGATGCATTTTAAATTAAATGAGACGGAGGTATTTAATGGAAAGTTATCTAACAGTAATTGAACAGAATGGACAGCTTTTGGTTGACAGCCGTGAAGTGGCAGAGATGGTAGGTAAGAGACATACAGATTTACTTAGAAGTATTGATGGATATGTAGCGATCTTACTAAACGCAAAATTGCGTTCAGTGGAATTTTTCTTAGAAAGTACATATAAAGATGCAACTGGTCGCTCATTGAAGCATTTCCATTTAACCCGAAAAGGATGCGATATGGTTGCTAATAAAATGACTGGTGCTAAAGGGGTATTATTCACAGCTCAATATGTTTCTAAATTTGAAGAAATGGAGAAGGCGTTAAAAGCAAGACCGTCCCTAATTGATACATATCTAGATATGAATGAAGATGAACGTGCCATTGCTTATTTCACTGAAAGAAAAGCAAAACGAGAATTGCAGGAGCAATTAACATTGGCTGAACCAAAAGTGGAGAAATATGATCGCTTTCTTAATACAGATGGATTAATGAAAATAGGACAAGTGGCAAAAGCAATTGGCATAAAAGGAATGGGCCAAAACAATTTATTTCGCTTTTTGAGGGAAAATAAAGTTCTTATTGATGGAACAAACAAAAACGCCCCATATCAAAAATATGTAGAAAGAGGATTCTTTCAAGTGAAGACCCAGGAGACAAGTGTTGGAATTAAAACAATTACTCTTGTTACTCCTAAAGGTGCCGATTTTATTGTTGATCTTCTAAAGAAACATGGGCACAAAAGAGAAATAGCATCATAGATTTGAAAACTTTAGATAAAAGTAAAATTTTATAGAGAGTGGAAAAGGGAAATGGGTGAATAAAACATTATAGAAGGTCACCAAGAGTCCTCTCGATGACCTGATAAGTTGTTGCTATTCTGTAATTTATCTTTCGCTAATAGTGGCAGTAATGGATCCGCTAGACCAAGAATCAGTTAAAAAATTACTCGAAAGAACATAAGTTTCGTTTTTATTCAACCATACATCGGTTGATCTAAATGGTTTATTAAGATTACCTCCCCCAACATTTAGAACAGCAACATTTTCACCTTGTCTTGTTATCTGGCAGGCTCCGGCATATGCCTCAGTGATTCCAACATATTTGCAAGTGAATTTCATATACTTGCCTGCACCAGTAATCATCTTAGAACTGGTTCCCGAAGATGAAGTTACACTTCCAGTTGTAGCTGCACTAGCAGAAGAAACAAAAGCTGTCAAAGTAAAAATCACTGAAAAAATTAAAACGAAAAGCTTTTTCATTTTACACACTCCTTGTTTTTTAACTTAATTTTTAAATATTCGACATTTTGGACTTTATCACCTGTAAAAAAATGTAGAATTTTTGTGAATAAATGTTCAACAATGATTAGGGAAAATGGATTGAAGGGTGCTATTGAGGAGCAACAATAAAGATTGTTATAGAAGGATTTATAAAGATGAAAACCCTATAACTTGTGTACAGTTTATATAAAAATAGTATTTTTAAAGAGAATCGGAGGATGGAAGATGGAGAATAATGTTTTATACGGAATTTACAGTACTAGATCACGAAAGTTTTGCTTTGGAATTGAGGAGCCTTCAAAAACAAAAGCAAGAAAAGAGCTATTCAATCGAATTGGTACAGATGCATACAAATGGCGTTTTGAAATAAGAAAAATTAAAAGAAAGTAGATGGAAAAATGAAATTTGCACCAATGGATAAAGTTAAATTTAAAACAGCTAGTCATCTCAACAAACTTCGAACTTTAAAAAAAAGAGTTCCTGAATTAGACGATCCTTTACTCGGCGAATGCTGGGAATTTGAAGAAGATGGGTTAAAACAATTTGATTGGGAGGAGAACTACGAATTTGTCGCTAGACCCAAACATTTTAATTGGGATTAAAAACAGAGTCTAATTGAAGTTTAATGAGAATCGGGGGAATAAAAATGGAGAAAATGAACCTGCTAAAAGAAATAACAATATTTGATTTAAATAAAATCAAACCTGGCACAAAAGTTCAAGTAACTTGGTATAAAGGAACAGAGATGGAGTATACACATAATGGCGAAGTTATCATTAATAATGGGGAAAAGTTTTATTATAATTACGTTGATAAAGAAGGATATGTAGGTCACTGTCATGTAAACGCACTTGATTTGAAAAACTATCCTGACAGTCTAATTGTTGAGATTAAATCAAAATAAAATTGAAGTTTTAAAGAGAAGTAAAGAAATGACTAAGGCATAATTAAATAATACATAACTTTTCGAAGATAGGCAGGGGTACCGATGAAAATTAGACAAAGGTATGAATGTGGAGCTGATAAAATTGCGATTCAGTATACCATTGATGAAAAAGGGATGATTGCCAGTATTAAAGAAGTGAGTTGGGATTCACGTACAGAACTGGGTGAGTATCTGCTCCCGAGAATTGAAGTTACTGACAACTGCTTTAATAAGATAATAAACAATCCCAAATTGCGCTAAAGCGAAGCCACAAGTGATGAGTAATCAGCAGAGAGCGTTGGATAAAAAGACTGTTTTAAAGAGAAAGGAGCTGAACTATGACAATTGATTTTGCAAAGCTAAATGATCCAAATTGGAAAAAGCAGTGGGCTGATGAAAGAAAAGAACGTGAGCGGCAATTAGAAGAACAAGAAACACTGAGAAAGAAGACAGTTTGCTTTACCGGTCATAGACCAAATAAATTGGGTGGCTATGATATGAAAAATCCCACAATGCTCAAACTTAAAGATAAGCTGCTTGAAGTGATTGAGGAGTTAATCATAAAAGAAGAGAAGTCCAGGTTTATAACTGGAGGAGCGTTAGGAACAGATCAGGCTGCTTGCTGGTGTGTACATATTATCAAGAAGAAATATCCCCATATCAAAAACATAATTGCAACACCTTTCAAGGAACAAGATAAAGTTTGGTCTGCAGACCAAAAAATGTGGTACAAACGTATGCTTGATGTGGCAGATGAGATTATTAATGTTGAAGAATTAGATAAATATAAAGTTAGCGGAGATAAACCAGGAGAGTTTTCGCCGGCTAAGATGCAAAAGCGAAATGAGTACATGATTGATCACAGTTAAGCAATAGTAGCTGTTTATGATGGAACTAAAAGTGGTACAAGGAACTGCTTAAATTATGCAAGGAAAACTTACTTAGGACATCAATTATGGAGACTTCATCCTGATTTTAATTTTGAATTAGATATTACTTACATTGCTTAAAACAAGAATAGGAGGATTAAATTGAGAGAAATAAAGTTTCGGATGTATTCAAAAAAGAAAAAAGTTATGCACTATTGGGATCATATAAAACAGTTCCAGTTGGCAGTGCTTGATGATAATAATGAAAATGAAAAATACAGCTCTTGGATGCAATACACCGGATTGAAGGACGCAAACGGTCGGGAGATTTACGAGGGGGATATTTTAAAAAGAACAGTCACGGTTGTCATGTATGGTTCAGGCAAACCACCTGAAGATATTGATGAATACATGAAAGTTGAGTATCGAGAAGATTATGCGGGCTTCTATATCGGAGAAAGGCCACTGTTTGCTTATGTGGACAATACTCGTGATGTCGATACTGGCTGCAGATGCACCAAAGCAGAAGTCATTGGCAACATTTATGAAGATCCTCAGCTTTTGGAGGCGGCAGAATGAAAGTTTTAGAGAATCAGACGCTTTATCAGTGTGAACTTTGTGGAAAGCGGCTGATGACAAAGCACGGAGCAAGGCTACACGAAAGAGAATATTGCCCGGTTGTCAAAGAGGAAGAACAGAAAAAACGTCAGGAATCCTGTGAACATAAGCACATGGAAATGAGTTACTGCACCATGCCGGGAGAAGATCATTTGCAAATACCTGACTATGAATGTTGTTCTGACTGCGGCATGACAGAAATGGAGATTGAAGAGCAAAAGAATAAGCTTCAGGGGGCGGCAAAATGAAGGAAATTAAATTCCGTTCATGGATTAAAGACAAAAAAGAGATGCTTTATGAATTTACCTTAAAACAACCAACGGTTAGCCATTGTAAGTCAAACATCCTCATGCAATACACGGGGCTTAAGGATAAGAAAGGGAAGGAAATTTATGAAGAGGATATCATCCAAACATCTTATATGAAAATTAGAGGCTGCGCATACCGATGTGTTTTCTCAGCAGAGTTCGGCGGATACCTATTTGATCCTTTTGTAATTGGAGATAAAGATGCTCCTCTATTGGGCATCGAGGAGTTTGCTCAGCAGTGGGAAGAAGTCAAACATGGTGAAGTTATCGGGAATATTTACGAAAATCCTAAGCTTTTGAGTAATTGAATAAAAGGATTATTTTATCTAGAGAGGACTGGACAAAATAATCAATAATAATACTCTATCGTAAGTTCATATTTTATATTACTTCGAAGAAAAACATTGAATTTAAAAAGGGAGCTAGAAGCCCCCAATTGCGATCTTATATTCGTACACCTTCATAGTGCCCAATCCAATATCCATCTGAAACTTTAGTAATACCTTTTAAATACCAGCGATATCCGCCGTCTTCAAATGAGTTGGCAAAAATACCTGTACTGCTAGGTAAATCCCAAGTGATAGCTTGAGCTTTAAAATCATCACTTGCAACATTAGCTATTCCCTGATCCGGGCTTGGGCTTGTACTTGCAGCGAACGCTGGAGATGCTGAAACAAGTAAACCTACAGATAATGCGACACCTGTTAATACTTTTTTGTAACTCATGTAAATCCCCCATTCTTATAATTTTTTCTTACAATTACATTATATGGATTTGTTGATTGGGGAAATAGCGAAATTACTCCCATACATATGGAAATTGTGTGTCGGTTAATGTCGTGATAGATGAGAAGGCAAATGGAGAGATGGATTATAGGATGGAATCATAAAAAACTATAGAATAAAAATAAAATAAGTGGAGGTTATGTTGGTGATAAAGAGGAATCTGCTTAGCAACCACGTTGATGAGATTATCGGAGAATATTACGCTGCTAAAGGATATTCAGTCCATAGCATTGACCGCCAGGAAAATGGACAACTAATCGTTGTTACGGAGCGAGTAGCAGAGGAGAAGGAAAATGCAAAAGTTGATATAGCATTTGATTTTGTACATAGAAGACCACATAAGAAGAAGTATTTAGCATAAAAAAGGCAAAGAGGAATTAACACTCTTTACCGTTAGGTTTCTTTTTTAGACGATCACAGATAAATTTCATTATACTGATAGCTATTGCAACAGATCCAATTATTAATGTGATTTGGAGGATGAATATTACTCCGAAATTTATATTCACATTGTCAAATAAGTCACTCGAAAAGGAAAGAAGCTTATGAATACCCAAGGCAAGTACGAAAAAGGTGAGGCATATTACGACAAGGGATGCTTTGGAATAATCTTTAGCGTGGTCAAAATTATAAATTGCTATTGATACAAATAATAAACCCGTAGCGATCTTGTGGGATAGCGAATCATTCGCCGAAAATGATTGCACTACTATGCTTAAGAAAAATCCAGTAATACCGATTGTTTTACTCAAGGAATCACCTACTCTTATGTAAGTTAAGTATGAGTTTACCAATTAAAGGGGATTTTCTCAAGATGATACACATTAAAGTTAAATTAAAATCGTGATTTAAAGGAGCGGAGATAATGAACACTTATGTAGTCGATGACAGCAAGTATAAATGTATTTATGCGGGAACTGAGAAAGCAGCTGCTTTTAATAATGAATTTGAAAACGGAACAAGAGTAAGGGTTTGGTTTGAAGGCCATCACATAAAAACGTTTGAGAAAGAACAAAGAGAAGTCTGTGGAGTAGGAGAATGGATCGTTAAGTATGATGCTGCTACTGAATTGCAAAAGGAAGTAAATCGTTTGGAAAAGACATATTTCAAGAAGAAAGAATTGTTAGACACTATTAGACAAGCTGATGAAGTCTAAATAAAAGATAGTTTTTATGTAGTTTATCTGTTTATGAGGTGTATAATTGAAGAGATAATGAAAAAAGGGGATGCTTAAATGAAAACTTTTTATCAGCTAATGGCAGTGTTAAGAGGTCAAGACTCAACAGTACCTGTTCAGGTACATGTGTTTGAAAATGTAAGACCTTCGAATGAGGAAATAGAAACTCAACTTAGAAAGTATCAAGATAAAGAGAATAAATTTGTAATGGAAGCATACTTGCTAGAAACATTTCATCTAATTGATAAGAATGCCCAAAAGGCAGATACTGAAAGGGGGTAAAACCCCTTTCGAATATAGATTTTTACAATCAAAATAAAATATTTATTTTAATGGAAGGAGGTAACCGTAGTGCCAAATCAAGAGCAAATAAAACGCATGAACGATATTAATGATCTGATAAAGCTTATTGCAAGCATTGATCATCGTACATTCTACCGCAAGTCAAAGGATCGTATAGCGTATTTCAGGTTTAAGAAAAAACTGTTCTTCGTTGATGATTACAAGGGTGATGACGTTTATCCGTATGAAATGGGATACGGGAGTCCAAACGGCTTTTCGCATGGAGGCAACATGTGGCAACTGGTCAACAGTTTTAGAAAGTTCATCATAACAGGGAAATGCGGCGAGCTGAGGGATTATAAAGAAATATGGGCTTACAGCTATGAAGGATGTATGAAAATCCGTCAGAAGGCAAAAGAAATAGGGTTTATAGAGACTGTTGATTATCCTTATAGCTTCGATGAATGGATGAATACTAATTGATCCATGTACTAAATTTTCATTGAATTTTAAAAGGCTAGGCTCTAAGAAGTTATGTAACGGAGAGATTACACTCTCCAGGATTCAAAGGAAGGTATGCGGAGTTTACCGTGCTTAGTCTTAAATCTGTGCTTAACGTTACATAAGATAGGTTCGATAAATACATATTCATCAGATTCAGATTTTACTTGTTTCATAGAGTGGAACTTACTTCGTTCCGCGTTCGGCATGAATTCCATAAATCCAGCTGCAGTTCCATCAGGATAAGACAGAAGGAATTTAATATCGTTCTTCGTGTAGCCGGTTATTAGAACTTCAGTGTAATCATAATTAATCACTTTAAGCCAATTATGCGAACGTTTATTGATCTCATAAGGGGAATTAGCTTTCTTGATTACGATTCCCTCTAAATTCTTTTCTTTGGCCAAGTTAAAGTAAGCTAGTCCGTTACCTTGAATTCCTTCGATTACAAAGACATTAGGATGATTTAGCTCAAGTGAGTTTAGAACTGTCTTACGCTCAGTGAGTGGCTTAGCTGCTATTGAATGACCGTCTCTGTAAATAACATCAAAGACACAGTAAACAATCCTATGGGCTGATTTTTTGGACATGAAACGTTCCATTACAGCCTCAAAGTCAGGAGCACCGCCTGAAGCAGCTACAATTACTTCACCATCGAGTACTGTTCTATCTGGAATATCTAAGTCCAAGAGTTCTGGAAACTTGCTTGTTACTTCGTTGTTGTGACGAGTGTATAGCTTAATCTGATTATCAAATTTAGAAAGGATGAGTCTGATTCCATCAAATTTGAGCTCAGTGATATAGTTCTCGTCGTTAAAAGGCTCTTTTATTGAATGCAATAGCATTGGCGATACAAACAAAATATCACCTCCTACTTAGAACATATTAGCTAAGCGAAGGTGATATATAAAGCGATATGGCAGTGGTACTTAATGGGATTCAATGAGCTCAGGTGAATTGTTTTTAGGTGAATTCACTAAAGATGAAACCTGGTATGCTTCCATGTCATCAGCATCATATGGCTGCAGTAAGCTTTGTAGATAATCAGGATCAGTATTTTTAGGGTTAAGCCATTCCTTTTCGTTCTCATCAGTAAGGATAACTGGCATCCGATCATGAATGTCTTCCATAAGCTCATTAGGCTTTGTTGTGATGATTGTGCAAGTGTACAACGGATTACCTTCTGATGTGTTCCACTTTTCATATAAGCCGGCAAAAGCAAAGAGATTCGACGATTTAAGTTTAATCCGCATAGGAATCTTAGTCTTTGGATCAAGGCGTTTCCATTCATAAAAACTGTCAGCCGGTATGATACAACGTTTGCTTCCGAGCGGCTTTCGAAAGCTGGGTTTCTCGGCCAATGTTTCAGCACGAGCATTAATCATTTTATAACCGATCTTTTCGTCTTTAGCACAAGGAGGGATAAGACCCCATCTAAGTTTACCCAGACGGTTGTTTGATCCATCATTAATGATTGTCAGGATGTTTTGTGAAGGAGCGACATTATAGCTTGGGTGATATTCATCTTCGGGCAAGAATTGATCTATGTTGAATTGCTCAATGATGTCATCAAACTCAGAAAATAAAGTGAACCTGCCACACATATTCATCATCCTTTATGATTTTTGAATATTGTACAGGCTTGATACATGAAAATCAAAAGGAGGAATGTGATGCAGCAGCAAACAGTTGAGGCTAAAGAAGTTGATGTGTTGATCAGGGGAATATGGAGAAAGAAAAAGTTCACTGATATTCAAAAGGGGCAAACCTTTAAGATTGAGGAGAACGGGAGAGTAAAGAAGTACATAGCAAGAACAAATCCTTATTGGGATGACATGTACGAGACTTACATTATTGATTTATTTGATAAAAATAAAATTAGAAGAGATAAGCGGAAAGAAATCTAATTAAAACAGAGATTTTATAAAGATAAAAGTAAATTGAATATGGAGGTAATGAAAATGAGATACAAAGCGAAAGTGAAAGCGGTAGCCGAAATGGAAGTATGGGTGCATGAAGATGCCGCGGGAAATATCGAAATAGAATACGTTGAATATGTTGATGAAATAGAGGATTTTGAAAATGTTAGACCAATGGACGGGAGGTAAGGAGAATGAGGGAAATCAAGTTTCGTGCTTGGATAAATGAAGAAAGCAGTTGGCATCGTGATAGCGGAGTGGATACGCCTTGTATGGAGTATGATTTTGCTTTCGAAGAATACATGACGGTTAATCAGGAGCTTTATAAAATGCAGGCAGATAATCATATTTTGATGCAATACACCGGATTTAAGGACAAGAACGGCCAGGAGATTTATGAGGGAGACATTGTGAAAGTCACTAACGGCGCGGAAGAGTTAGGCGGAGTTGATACCGGTATAGGAAAAGTTGAATGGTTTACTAAATGGGGATTTTGGAACGTTTCAAAAATAGAAAATGGTCTGGGCGATTTGCTTTTTAACGGTTATGTGGAAGTCATCGGCAACATTTATGAAGATACTGAGCTTATAGAGTCTAAATAAAAACGATATTTTAACCAGAATCCAGGAGGTAATGAAATGAACTTATATGAAATTATGCTAGAGCACTTTGCACCCAAGGGAAGTGAGCGGGGTATCTTTACATACGTGCTTGCTCAATCTGATGAAGAGGTATATGAATGGTTGAAAACTGATCCAAGCCTATCTGACGGCAGGGTAGTCTATACCCCATATCAAGACAACGAAGCAGACGGTAAAACATATGCAATTTATAATCAGAGCTTTGATATTGTTGGTCATGAAAAATATAAAGATCGAATGATTCGATTAAAAGGTGAGTTGAATGATGAAGTTGAACTAACCGATCTTTATTACGGAATGACCTTAGTCGGGTGGCGTATGGTGAAATCGGATATTCCAACGGAACAAATTGAATTGTTAAAAGATACTGGCATCAGTATGGAGTTTGCATAAAAGTAATTTTTTATTCGGATAAGGGGGTGGTACTAATGTGACTGCTTATAAGATGAAATTAGGGAATAAATATAAAATTATATAAGGAGAGTTGTTAATTGTTGAAGTTCAAAAACAGAATAGAGGAAAAAGAGATTAAGGGGGCAGAGAAGGCTAGCTTTGGCGGGCCTGACCTTCTCTACCGCACACTTCGCAAGGTTACGAAGCTATATAAGTATATCACAGCCAAGAAGTCTTTTCCAATCCTAGTTACCTCACTGTTTGCATTGTTTAATCAAAGTTCAGTTCTAGCTGCAGATAAGTATAGTAATTTTAAAGAGTTGAAAGCAAATGAGTCACCTTTGAGCTATAACATTCTAACTACCGATGTTGATAGGCGTGTGCTTATTTTGGCTCCTCATGGTGGAGGTATTGAAGGAGGGACTAGCGAGCTTGCAAAAGAACTAAGTAAGTCTTATTCTACCTATCTATTTGAAGGTTTAAGGATACCAGGAGCTTCTGAGTTGCATATTACAAGTACCAATTTTGATGAACCTCAAGCTTTAGATTTATTAAGTAAGCATGATTTTACAATCTCTATTCATGGGTATGCATCAAGTAAAAAACATACTTTAGTCGGTGGGACAGACAGAGTAAAAGCAGCAAAGATTACCTCATTACTTAACGATGCAGGCTTTACTGCAGAATTACTGCCTGAAGGCTCCCGATTAGCCGGTACAGATATACAGAACATTGCTAATAAAAATAGCACTGGTATGAGTATTCAACTTGAAATAAGCACTGAACAACGAAGAGAAATGTTTAATACTTTTACACTGGCTGGAAGGAATGGAACGCAGAATCAAGTTTTTTATGACTATATTGCTGTTCTCACTAAATTCATTAATGAAAATGTGTATTGTATGGCTGGTGTAGCACCATGACATTGTTGAATAAATCCATACGATACTATGTTGACTTTGATCAGTGGGGAATAAATGCATTTAACTTGAATCCAATTGAAACAACTAAAGGATTTAATGAAGCTCTTATATATGCATCAGAGAACAACTTTCCTATTGTTGAAATTCCAAAAGGGAATTTTATTATTGATTCAGTAAATACATTAAATCAACGAAATCCTGAAATTGGTGGGGGAATTAAAATCCCATCAAATATGGAGCTCCTTTTGGATCCAGAAGCAGTGTTTCAAGTTAACCCTAATGGGTATCAGGGCTATTCTTGTTTTTATATTGGGCTTGCAGAGAACGTAATAATTAGAGGAGGTCGTATTATAGGTGACCGGTATCAACATGATTATTCTCTAATTGATACCAATAGAAAAACACATGAATGGGGATTTGGAATACATGTTCATGGAAGCAAAAATGTTTTGATTGAAAATGTACAAATCTCAGATTGTATTGGAGACAACATTTGGATTGCAGCTCACGGAATGATGAATTACCCAGGGATGGTTTATACGCCTTCCAAAAGTGTGACCGTAAGAAAATGCGAACTGAAAAGAGGGAGACGGAACAATTTAGCTACTAACGGTTGTGAAGGTTTATTGGTTGAAGACTGTGATATAGAGGAAGCTGGAGGAGATACAATTGGCCCTCAACTAGGTATTGATTTAGAGGGCTACGGAGAAAACGGAAGAAAGTATGATCATCCTTATGAGTTAACGATATCGGATTGCAGGTTTAGAAAAAATGGTCGTGGTTCGGTTACTGCTCATACAAGCGGTAAAGTTTCCATCAAAGATAACTACTGTGACAATGTTATTTCATATGGCTACAGTACAGATGTGAGTATTAAGGGTAACAAGATAATAAATGAAGGGGAATCTAAAGAGTATGGAATAGACTCTGTAGGCTTTTCGAGCACTGAGACTAGCAACAGAATTCAAATAACTGATAACAATATTCAAGGGTTTAAAATAGGCATGATGATTAGAGGGAAAGGGGTATCGATTGATAATAATACCGTAAAGAACGCTTCAAATTGTGCGATAGCAACACATATGGCCGAAGATGTTTCCATTTCAAACAACAGAATACAGGACAGCGATTGTATTCAGATCCAGGTGAGGAATTCATCAGATATTAAAGTATGCAATAATAAAGGGAAAGGGACAACCTCAACATATGCAATTAAAGTGATGGATTCGAATGACGTTAAATTCTTAAATAATACGTTCTCCAATCTTTACGGAGGTCTATATTGTGAGAGATCTCAGGCAGTCAGAATTAAGCTAAACGATTTCTTATTGAGTGGAAAAGGTTACGGGATATATTGGGATAAAGATTCAGAAGTCTTCCTAACAAGGAATGAGATATTTGAACCAAGAAATGTTGCAATTATGGGTGCAGCTGATATGTACAATATCAGAATAAGTGATAACCAGATATATAATTGCAAAGCAATTATTGCAATCCACTTAATAGGTGGTTCTGAGCATATGGTAAGGGGAAATGAAATTATGTTTAACAGAGATTCAGATCAAGGCTATGGGATATATTTAAACGGGACAAAAAAGGTTCGTTTAATTAGGAATGATGTTCAAGGTATTGGCACAAGAGTGCTTTCACATCCATATGCAACGTTTAATGCTTCCAGTACAACTTTAATTCATAATACATACGACAGCGGCACACCTAGATTAGCATTAGATGATACAGTAATCGATTATAAATAAAAAATCTCAACGAGAACACTTGTTCCCTTTATGGGTTTTGGTATATAATTTAGTAGTACCAAAAATTTCAAAACAGGGGATGAGAGTATGAGTGAGCAGAAGCTTAGAATCGGAGAAATACGGTATGAGGTTTTCGATGATTATGATCCATTAACAGAGGAGTATTTAGGAAAGAACCTAGCAAATGCTTATTTTATTGCTCAAATTAAAAAGGAAAATGTAGTTCAAGTAGGGAATAGGAAAATTAATTACTCAAGCGATGTTAAAATTGGTTTTGATGCATTCGGGGAAGAAACAAAAGAGAAAATCAAAGAGCATCTTCTGGCTGCCTATAGTCTAATAGCAGAAGGGGCTAAAGACGATGGTCTAGTAGAATATTTATAAGGCAATGCTGGGCTAGTCTCTAAGATTAGCCTAGTTATCATACGAATAAAGGGGTTAACTGAATGTCAAACATCATTTCTAAAGAGCAAGATGAAGCAATTAAATACTTTAGAAACAAATTAAATTTATCAGACAAAGACTTATACATACCGTTGATTAATTTTGAACTACTTAGAGACAAGAACGAACAATATGCGAACATTCTTTATGAGCTGTATAAAAATGATCCCTATTTGTTTATTAGAGCTTTAAAGGAAGGTTATGTGGTTAATCAGCCAATTGCATTTGATGAGGCCATTGTGCGATTCTTTAATGGAGAAGAACTGGCTATTGTACATAAAACAACCGGAAAGAGATTTAATGTTAATATAAAAATGAAGAAGCTGCCTGATGGATTTACATTGCAAACAATGGATATGTGGTTATGGAGTGAAATTGTTTAAATATTATGAATCCATGATATAATTCTCTTTTATCCTAAGGGAGAGTATTAAAAAGGTTTTGGGGGTTAAAAAGTGATTAATATTATTGGGGGATGAGCTAATATGGAAGTTAGAGTCGGAGGCTGATCAACTCAGGAGCTGCCATTGTGTGGCTCCTTGCCCCTTGTAACTCAATAAAATGATAATTTTATTCGAATTAGAAAGTTCGCAAATGAAACTCAAAAATAAAAATATAAATATTTATAAAACATGTAGACAAAGACAAAAAATATGTATATAATAAAATCAAGTTAGAGGGAAGGAGGCGAATTACTTGGAGGTACTTGGGATAACAGAGAAGGCATTAAGCTATTACAGAGAAAACGTTAAAGGCAATAAGACTATTACTCCTGATCAGGCCCTGTTAAAGATGATAAGGAATGTCACACTTGTCAAAGAAACTCATCCTGAGCGAGTTAAAAAACGTTTATTTTACACAGAGTATGCTTACGGAAATATGACAATCAAGGTTAACAGAAAAAAGCAAGTGTTTGATATTGTAAATAAATCAGGATGCTTTTCTGACCAAAATGATTGGAAGTTCCCAAAAAGAAGGTACATAGAACTTAGTAAAGAACTTGGAATCAAAGATTGTAAGATTAGTAAAATTACATATTCGAAAAAATCATAATACACAAAAATAAAAATAGAGGATGATAATTGCATATGGCATATAAGAAAAAAGATGATATTAAAATTAACAAAAAACACGGAGGGAAAGAATTCACAAACAATTTTAGGTTTGTTGGTTTAGTTAAACCCGTAAGAAAAAAAGATCCAGAAACAGACAGTTGGTATGATGCCGAAATTTTTGAAACAACTGTTACACAAACAAAGAAAAACAGAAGGGTGCTTCAGTTTAATATCGAAACTGCACCTTATAATGAATTAAAAGTCGAGCTTTCTGGCATGGAACGTGATTTAGCTTATGCTTATAGTTCTGTACATAAAAAAACAGTTCCACTTCCATGGGCTGACCGAAACGATAAGACCAAACTACCTGATGAAACGTATCATGTCATTGCACCAGAATGGGATGTAACTGAACAATTAGCTAAAATCGTGAAGCCAGGTATGTGGGTAGAAGTTCAAGGGCAGTACGAATTTGATTCTTTTGAAAACAACAACGGAGAAGAAATCAAATTAGTGAAAAGAATTATCAAAAGAGTTTATCCATTGAAAAATGGAGAAGTTGAAATTAAAGGCGTGAAAGATGGGGATCAATTTAAAGTGTACGATTCAGAGGAAGAGGGAATCTGGCTCGGTAGTGGAAAAGCAAAAGAAGGTGTAGCAAAAGTTAAGGTGGGTTGGTTAAATCCAGATGGTGGAGACTTATTCATCACTAAAATTACTGACGATGGTGAGGGGAAACGTTTTAAAGTAAGTTACACTGATGATGTTGTTGAAACGGATAAGATTAAGGTGTCGAATAACATACAAAGTGAAGTTAGAGTAGTAGAAGCAAATGGCAAATATAATTATGTTCCTTATGTAAGAGACTTTGCTTCTGAAGATTTTAAAGAACATAACAAATTTGAAATGCAGCTAGGGATTAAGAGTACATACCAAGACGAAGAAACAAAGGATACAAAGGTAAATGGAGTTTATCTTGATCATGGAAAAGAAAAGAGTGTTCCAAAAGATGTTGAGCTAATTGTTTATTATAAAGAACCAGAAGAAGGCAAAAAACCTTTTGCAGATGCATTTGTTGGTTTAAAGAGAGGCGATTTTCTGGTTGTTGAAGGGATCGACAATAACAGAGCACAATTTACACAAGTCGAAGTTGCAGAATCAGAGGAAGAGAATCCTTTTGAAGATGTAGGGGAAAAAGTTGCTTCTTTTGAGACAGTCTCAACTGGAACTCGAAAGGGTCTAGAAGTATTGAGATACATTGGCGGTACTTGGAAGAGTGAATTCTTATCGGAGGAAGAACTTTCTAATGAGAAAAAACCTAATGAAGATCCTTTCGCTGAAGTAACTGTAGACGATGATGACCTGCCTTTCTAAGATAAGTTGCGATTTGCGATTTAATAATAATTAAATTATAAGGAGAGATTGAATGAGTTTCCGTAAGAAAATTAAAAATAACACACCAAAGGTTGAACTACAATCGATCATGACACTAGTAGCAGGAGGATATAAGACAGGTAAGACACGTCTGTGGAAAGAGGTAACTGAATTACACTATTCAAACCCCGAAGAAGCTTTATTATTGTCTTTTGAGGACGGATACGAGACATGGCAGCTAGACAACATCGTTCCTCTCCATGATGAAGGAACAGATAAAAACCTTTGGAAAGTTTGGGATTACTTTAAAAAAACAGTTGTCCCAGAATTAGTTCAAGAGGCAAAGACAGGGAGAATCGTTAAGCTTATTGGAGTAGATACAGCAGATAGAGCGATCGATGCTTGTACAGCTTGGATTCTGTACGATAGAAATAAACGCTATGGGAAAACTTTTGAGTCACTTCAAGATATTTCTGAGTCAACTAACGGCAAAGAAAACGGATGGACTGCTCTTTATGAAGAACTAAAAAAGCCTTTTGACACATTAAAAAATGCAGGCTACGGACTGATGTTTCTGGCCTGGACAAAAGAAAAAGAAACCACCCTATATGATGGAATGAAATATAATTCCGTTCAATTAATGATGCCCAACTCTGGAAGAAAAGTTTTTGAATCACAGGCAAGTCTAATCTGCTGCTTACATAATGAAGTTTATGTATTAGATAAACAAGGCAATGAACTAGAAGATAACATTAAAGATAAAAAAGGACGTGATAAGGCAAGTAACTTCCATGACACAAAAGTTATGATGTACTTTAGACCATCTGAGTATGTTGAAATTGCAGGCGGACGTTATACTGAACTACCTGAAAAAGTTGAATATAGTGCAGAAAACTTTTTAAAGACATTCGAGAATGCGGTGCTTGGCCAAATTAAAAAGACTAATCGAACTGTTCATGAGATAAAAAAAGAGGAAGAACAACTTAGGGAGGAAAAAGTCCAAGAGGCAGCTGAAAAAGCTGCAAATGATCCTCAGACGTATTTAGATGAGATCACATCTTTAGTGTCTGACCAACCACCTGCAGTGAAACGCCAGCTAGCCGATGCCTATGCAACAAAGTTTGATGGGCAAAAGAATTATAAACAACTTAATTCGGTAGAAGATCTTAAAGAAGCTTTAATAATCACTAAATCTGTACTTAATGCAGTTTAATAAAGGGGAGTTTTTCTCCCCTTAGTTTATAAAAGGAGAGCGGATATGAGGGAAGTTAAATGCCAGTGGTGCGGATCTAAAGGGGTAAAAAAAGAAATGCTCTGTGAAGCAAAACCAACTGGGAAATACAATAAAAACGGCACTGAAAAGTACATAAGGAAATATTTTCACGATAAGTGTTATGTTCAATATGAGAAGGATAAAGCGTTTAAAGAAAAAGAAGCAAATGAATTTGATGAACTCTACCTATACCTTAAAGATCTACATAGACTAGAAGGATTAAGTAAGAGAATGATTGAAAGGTTACAGGATCTAAGAAATGGAACGGTTAAATATCAAAGTCAAAAAGTTAAAAGATATAAAAAAGGAGTTCCGTTTAGAGACATTTTAGACACCTATAAGTATTCAGAACAGCAATTACATAAAGCAAGGGATTACAAACAGTTCGAATCACCTTGGCACGAATTTGCGTATTTCTTGAGTATTATAGTTAGTAACATAAATGAAGTAAAAGAAAGGAACAGACGCTTAGCACAACAAGACTCAATTCGTACAAGCGTTATAAAAAAACAAATTCAGCTTCAGGATGAAATTGATCTTGAGGTTAAAAGGAATAAAAACAAGAAGGATGAATTAGATATTTCAAGTTTATTATAGGGAGTAAGCAATGACAAAACAAAAATATATAGAAGAATTTGTTGAACCCTCACATATTCATGAAGCTCTGTTTGTAGGTTATTTATGGTCGAATCCAATGCTTTATCAAAGATACAGAACCCATAAGGTCTCAAGTGAGACGTTCACAGAGTCCATTTGGTACTTCTATTACACAGTAGGGTCTCAGATGTTCGAAAATGGCATTAGAGACTTTGATGATAAAACAGTATATTCATTTCTAGTATCTAGACCCAAAGAAAAAAATAAAAAAAGTTATATCGACGCTTATAATGACTTTGGTGGTTTTGAATCAATAGAAGAGTTAATGAACGAATGCAAAAAAGACAGCCATAATGAGGAATATCATTTTAATGAAATTCAAAAGTATGAGAGTTTAAGAAAACTGCAGCAGGCCTCACTAATTGATATTACGAACTGCGAGTTAATCCATAAACTGACTGCAATGACTTTAAAACAATTACAACTGTATATGCAGTATAAACATAAAGAAACCTTTGCTCACATTAATTCTGGTGATGTAATTGAACATGACCTTGTGGATGGGCTAGATGAAACAATTGAGGATTTAGATTCAGGGGAGTCTATGGGATCACCATTGCATGATTCACCTCGATTAAATAGGAAAATTAAAGGTTGGAAAGACGGTTCTCTTTATTATTTAGTCCTATCCTCCGGTGTTGGGAAAAGTTCAATTGCAATGGAAAAATTCATTTTAAGTCTTTTTGAAAACCAAGAGAAGGCGATTTTAGCTATAAACGAAGAAAGTGTAAAGAAATGGCGTTCGCTACTGCTTGCGACTATTTCATCTAAGGTATTAAAGAAACCGATTAACAGAGAAAAATTATACGAAGGTAATTTTAAACAAGAGATGTTAAATAAATTAAATGCAGCAAAAGACTGGGCATGGGAGCGAGGACAAGGATTAATTAAAACACTGGAGTTAAAGAAGTATCGAGTAGAGGATATCCTTAGTCGTGTAGAGCTATATAGACCAAAAGGATACAACAAACTTATAATCGATACTTTTAAACCTGATAGATCACAAAAAGATATGGCTCGGTGGGAAGCCTTTTCAAATTCAGCACAAGAATTGCACGATTTAATAAAAGAAGATAATCAAAATGTTGGGACGTTAGCTACTGTGCAGCTGAAGTTAGGTAAGGAAACAAGGTTTTTGGATTTGGACTCAACAGGTAAGAGTATGGAAATCAACGAGGTAGCTGCGGTTGTAATGATGGGTAGATTGCTTTTTGCAGATGAATACACTGGTTCTAAAAGCAAATACGAGTTAAAACCGTACAACTATAAAAAAGATGGATTAGGAAACTGGTATGAAGAAGAGTATAAGTTAGATCCTAAGAAAACATACTTAGTTCTTTTTCTAGCAAAGAACCGTTTCGGAAGTGAAGAAGAGCAGATTATATATGAAGTGAATTACAGTATTAACTCGTTCGAAGAAGTTGCATATGTGAAGGTTCCAAGAATAGGAGGATCATTCTAAGAAGGTGGCGATTAATGTCCGATCTACAAACCATTAGGGAAAGAATTTATAAGGAAGAAAAAATACAAGATGTTTTAGAAGCTCTTGGATGTTGGGGCATCAGCACCGAACAAGGAGGTAAGTTGTTTGTTGCTGGACTTCCTGACGGTGATAATGAACGAAGTGTTCAAGTCAAAAACACACCCTCTTTAACTTCAAATATCAGAAGCAAGGGAATATCAGGATCAATATTTGATGTCATATCCTACATACTTTATGAAGCTAAATCTGAAGATGATAAAAAAGCATGCCTTTCAAAGAGCAAATTTTGGTTATGCAATAAACTAAATTATTTAGAGTACATAGATGGATTTTATAAATTAACAAAAGAAAAAGAAAAACCACAACCGAATAGATGGCTGCACAAGCTTCAGAAAAATCGTAATAAGGAAGATGGAATAACCGATGAGAACGAAATATTGCCCGAAAGTGTTTTGGATCAGTACGGAAATATTCCGTATTTAGGATGGTATAATGAAGGATTGTCACTTAGGACACAAAAGCTTTTTGGTGTAGGAATTGATGTAAGATCTGAACGCGTAACTTTTCCGGTACATAATAAGAGTGGTCAATTAATTGGTGTTAAAGGGCGATATATTGGAAATGACCCAGTGGTTAATGATAAATATAAGTATCTCTATATACAGCCCTGTAATAAGTCAATTGAATTTTATAATTTACATAGAGCTCTCCCTCACATTAAGAGACTGAAAGAAGCAATAGTGGTCGAAGGTGGCAAAACCACCTGGTATTTAACTCAATGGGGGTTTAAAAACTGTATTTCAATTGAAGGAGACAGTATGTCTGATGAGCAAATAAGGATACTTAAAAATTTAGGGATTGGGATTAAATTTGTATTTGCATATGACAAAGACAAAGATGCCAAATTCATTGTTAATGAGGTATCCAGGCTTACAGGCAGATTACGTTACGGAATTTATGACAAGGACAACCTTTTATCTGATAAAGATTCGCCTACAGATAAAGGATACGATGTTTGGACTTCCTTATACGAAAACAAATTTAAAATAAATAGATAGGATGGATGCTGTTGATTTATAAACTTATAGGGGAGAATGATTATAAAAATCCTATTTATACAATAATAAAGAATAGAGATATTAATGCTGATACGTTCTTTAATTTAAATTCATCAGTTATAAATCATTATTCCCTATTAAATAATATGGATAAGGGCATTAATTGTTTATTGAAACATATTGAATTAAAGAACAATATATTTATCCAAGTTGATTCTGATTGTGATGGGTATCTATCAAGCGCAATCCTAATTAATTACCTAAATCAAGCCTTTCCTGGTACTAAAGTAAAATGGAGGCTTCATGATAAAAAAGATCATGGGGCCTCACTGGAAACAATACCAGAAGATACGCATTTGTTAATTATTCCTGATGCAGGAAGTAACCAATATGCGTTACACCAAGAGTTAAAAGAGCGGGGAATAGATACGTTAGTACTTGATCACCATGAATGTGAAAAAGAATCAAATGCTGCAATCATTATAAATAACCAGCTCTCAAATAAGTATCAGAACAAAAGACTTTCAGGTGTGGGTATTGTTTATAAATTTTGTAAAGCTTTAGATGACAAACTTGGTTTAGACTTGGCTGACAGCTTCTTAGATTTAGTTGCAATTGGGAATATTGGCGATGTAATTGACTTACGGGAACCAGAAACACGTTATTATGTAAAGAAGGGCTTAAAGCAAATTAAAAACCCACTGATAAAAGAAATCGTGGGCAGACAATCATTTTTCTTAGATGGAAATATAAATATACATTTTACGGCATTCTCTATTGTTCCATTCATAAATGCAGCTATACGCTACGCAACAATGGAGGAAAAGACAGATATGATGAAGGCATTACTAGGCAGTCAAGAATCTGTTTATTATCCAAGGAAGAAAATATACGAGCCTATAGTAAAGTCAGTCGCCAGAAGAATTTCAAATACGAAGAATAGGCAGAAAAAATCACTTGAAAAACCAGTTAATGTATTAATTGAGCAGCTTATCAAAGAAAATAAAACGAATGATAAAGTAATAGTTTTAGATGTTTCCGATGAATTAAAATCCTCATTTACAGGGCTTGTAGCTACCCAATTAGCTAAGAAGTTTAAGAGACCCGTAATGTTAGGCAGGAAAACAAAGGAAGGGAAATTTGGAGGGTCTGCAAGAGGATATGAAAAAAGTGGAATTAAAGACTTTAAAAAATTACTTACTGAAACAGGCCTTTTTAACTTTTGCGAAGGGCATGCAAATGCATTTGGTTTTGAAATAGAAGCTGAATACTTTGAAAACTTGAGTACTCAATTAAACAGCATTATTGAAGCAGATGTTTTATTAGAAGATGTTCATGAAGTAGACTTCATTATCCCCGCTGCAGACATGGATGCTACTTTAATTAAATCTATACATAAATATAGGGACGACTGGGGATCAACAGTTGAAGAACCCCTAATAGCAATTGAAGGTATACAAATAAATAATACTGATGTAAGAGTATACAAAAACAGAACATCAACGTTTGTTATTAATGTTGGAGAATACAAATTGACTAAACCGTACTATAAAGGCGATTTTGATGAATTGTTTGATAATGGAGACGAAACATTTTATTTAGACGTTGTTGGTAAATGCAAGGTTAATAAATATGAAAATAAATCAGCTCCTGCAGTAGAGATAGTGGATATTGAAGTAACAGATAGCTTCTTATTTTAACGGGATGAGGTGATGCCGTGATTATAAAACCAAAGTTAGAAACGGATATAACAAAACTATACGAAAAACATTGGGTAAATGACTTTGATGAGATAAATACACTATTTCATAAAGATGAGCCGAAACTCTGTGTTCTTGACTCAGAGACTACAGGTTTACATATCATTAAAGACAAACCGTTTATGTGGGTTTTTGGCTGGATGCTCCCAAAAGAAAAAAGAACAGATGAAATTAAAGGAAGGGTATTTGCTTTTGATTCTAAAGCCGAAATTCTTTTACAAGTAATTGCCCTAACAAAAAAATGTGTAATGACTGTTGGTCACAATGTAAAATACGATTTGCACATGTTAATAAACGGCGGTATTTCTGAAAAAGTTGTTTACGGGTTGAAAAATATTACAGATACAATGGGCCTTTGTAGGTTTTCCTTTGATGCTGTATCTGCACGAGACGGTGGAGATGTTTTAGGGCTTAAAAAAGTATCAGAAAAGTATATTGATCCAAAGGCAGGCGAGTTTGAGAAAGAGGTAAAGAAAGAACTACGAAAAATAAATGATGCTAAGCGAAATATATTAAAAGAATTATTAAAGCCCTATAAAGGATGGGGACTTGGAAAAATTAAAGAAGCGTACAAGGTAAAAAAGCGAAACGAAATGGACTACTTTACAAAAGAGAAAAAGCAACGGTGGCTGAAGGTGCCTGAAGAAATTGAAAATGTGTATTTTAAATGGATGGAAGAAAATCCTTTTGCAGATTACTCTGAAGTAGACCGAGATATAATGATGGAATATGTCCATAGTGATGGTATCTATACATTAGAGTTAGTTGAATTTACTTACCCTACAGTATTAAAAAGAAAACAAAAAGCCATTCTTGAACAAGAAAATAAACTGATAATCGAATTATTAAAAATGGAACGTGTTGGTATGAAAGTAGATATGCCTTATTTGCACAGCTGCTTTAAAAAATGTGAGGACGAAATTCAAAAACTGTATGAAGAACTATGGGGAATTGTTGGAGAATATTTCACCGTTTCTCAAGGGACAGTAATTGCTGATTACTTTGAGAAAAAGCTTGGAGAGAGACCAGAAACAACTGATAAATCTTTTCTTAAAAAACACAAAGATGATCGTGTATCCCAATTAATTACAAGACTTAGACGACTTGAAAAGTGGCAATCGACTTATATCTCAAGGATTATTGAAGTGGCGCAATATGATAATCATTTTTATACTCAGTATGGGCAGTTTAACACTGTGTCTGGAAGGCTGGGATCAGATGCGCAGCAATTCCCTAAAGAAAGAATTCTAACAGAGGAAGGAGAGCTCTACGAGAAAGAAAATGGAGAAGGTAAGGCACCGATTGAATATGAAATTTTCTCTCCGAGGCGAGCATTTATAGTTGAAGGAGGAAATTACAACAAAATTGCATACTTTGATTTATCACAAATAGAGTTAAGAGCACAGGCAAACTATACAGTTCTGTTGAAGAAGCCTGATTTAAACCTATGCCGAGCATATATGCCTTTTAAATGTACTCATTACATAACTGGTGAAGAGTTTCGTTTTGATACGAAAGAAGAAAGAGCAAGGTGGTATGAAAAGAAAGAAGACGGAACTTCAGTTTGGCTTCTTGAAAACGGAGAGAGCTGGACTCCCACTGATGTCCATAGCGAAACATCACATAATACATTAATGGCATTGGCATTTAAATGTGTAGACAAGTATAAGCAATACGAACATGAAAAAGAATCTCCAGTTGATGAAAAATCTTTTAAAAAGTTCTGGAGATACATAGGAAAGATGTTTAACTTCATGCGAAACTATGGAGGCGGTGCTAAAAAAGCATCGGAAGCACTTGAAGTCTCAATGGAAATTGCTAATGCCCTTGTCTCAGGTTGGTCAAATACCTTTCCAGAGGTATCTTATTATCAGAAACAAGTTGCAGCTAAAGTACAAAAGAATAGCTATGCAACAAATATGTATGGGAGAGTTTATTTCCTTTCAAATACTGATAAAGCATACAAAGTAGGGAACTATCTTGTTCAAGGCTCATGCGCAGATATGTTAAAAGGATATGTTATTAGGATTGGGGAATTTTTAAGAGAAAACAATTGTAAAACTCTTCCCTTAGCTAATATTCATGATGAATTACAGTTTTTAGTGTACAAGGGTGAGGAATGGATTTTTCCTCATATTAAACGAATTATGGAAGACGTTGAGTGGATGCAAGTGCCTGTAGTAGTGGATTTAGAGATTACAGAAACTACATGGGCTGATAAAAAAGAAGTCCAAATTAAAGCAGCGTAAATTGAAATAGCTAGGAGAGATGAAAATTTTCAAAAAACTTATATACAAACACAAAAAATATGTATATCATAGAATTAATGAGATGACACTTTTTGCTACAATTGGGTTGTTAGGAGTAGGACTCGTATATAGCGCTAAAAACTTGTATACACATCAAGACAATCAAGTCTCAATAAAAGAGTCATTTTATCTAAATAAAAAAGAGGTGAGGCAAAAACTTATTCATGAAATTGACGTTCCAAGAATCCTTCCCAAGCTAAAGAGTGAGGAAGAAAAACAGGCTGAAAGTAGAAAAAAGTATCTTAATGCGAAGATTACATATCTAACAGAAGAAAATAAAAAAGCAGCAAAACATACAAAGACAAAAAAAGTGCAAAAAACCAATACAAAGAGAAATGTTGATAAAGCAGTTTCAAAAAGTACAATTGCAAAGGCAGTGAAGAGTCATGAAGTTGTTGCCACTGCTTACACAGCGTTTTGTTCTACAGGGTGCACAGGGAAAACAAGAACCGGCTATGATGTATCAAACACATCCTATTACAATGGAAAAAGAATAATTGCTGTTGATCCAGAAGTAATTCCTTTGTATTCATTAGTTAAAGTTTCATATGAAGGGAATAGCTTTCAAGCATATGCAATAGATACAGGAGGAGATATTAAAAACAATCGTATTGATATTCTGATGGACAGTGAGCAAGAAGCATGTGCATTTGGTCGTAAAAATGTAAGAGTGAGCTGGTAAATCGATCCAAATGGCAGAAAGGTATAAACATTTCAACAATTCGTTCGATGCAATACATAACATGAAATATATCCCAAGGAAAACTATTACATAGAGAGAGTGAAGAGGATGTTCATTTTGGATAAAGAGGCTAAGGTAAAATCAACTGGAGAGCGTGGGATTATTGAAGCGATCTATCCTGAAACAGAAACAGTAGAACTCTGTTATTATGATGGAACTTATGATGAAAGACGTTTTGATGATGTTGTTATGGCAACAAGCAGTTAAAATGCATGACAAAAATAAAAAATAGGGTGAGATAATTGAAGTGTATTCAAATTGAAATGTCATTCACAGACGAATATGGACAGGTGACCAGATTAAATAAGACTTATAAACCGTCGATTATTGAAGAACATAAAGGGGAAATCCCTGGATTGTTGCTAGATGATTTTAAGAGGTTCTTGTCGTCCCTTGGGTTTAATGAAAAACAGGTTTCTAGAATAGTAACAGAAGATTAAGATGTTTTTTATTGAGAGGAGGTGGTATTAAATTGCCTAAATACTGGAGTTATCCTGTTGGGCTAGCTGTAGAAATTAACAATAATGCACGATATGGGTGCCCACATCATGTGGGTAGAAAAGGAAAGATTATCGAGCATTTACATTCAGCTACATATGACTATGCAGTTAGCGATGAAACAGGTGACATTACTTACTTTAAAGAACATGAATTAACGCCACTAAAGGGAGGATTAACTTATGTTTAAAAAAGGTCAAAAGGTAATTGTTGATTTCACAGACGAGATTGGAGCTGTTGCGAAAGTTGATTATCGCTACAACCAGGTAGAAGTGAAGTATCCTGACGGTACTTACCAGGTTGTTGGATTTCATAAATTAAGAAAGGTGGAGGATTAATGACATTAATTATCTTGGAGGGGCCTGATTGCTGCTTTAAATCAACAGTTGCAGCAAAGTTAAGCAAGAAACTGAAGTATCCAATTATCAAAGGTTCAAGCTTTGAGTTGGCCACAAGTGGAAATGAGAAGTTATTTGAGCACTTCAACAAATTAGCTGACGAAGACAATGTGATTATTGACAGGTTTGTTTATTCTAACTTGGTATATGCAAAGAAGTTCAAAGATTACTCGATCCTTACAGAACAGCAGCTTAGGATTATTGAGGATAAAATTAAATTGAAAGCGAAGGTTGTATACTTACACGCTGATCCAAGGGTTATTAAGAAAAGGTTGAGTGTACGTGGAGATGATTATATAGAGGGAAAAGATATCAATTCAATTTTAGACTTGTACAGAGAAGTTATGATCAATGCTGGATTACATACATATTCATGGGATACAGGACAATGGAGCAGCGATGAGATTGTAGAGGATTTGATTCAATTATTTGAGTGAACAAAAAGGAAGGAGTGAACTAACACTCCCCAGTAAACTAACGTGCTTCTACTGTAATTTTATAAATAACATAATTGTCGTTAATGTCATATGCGTAAACTACTGCTGTGCCTAGTGATGAATAAGAAGATACAACACCACTTGAACTAATGCTAATTAGGTTGCTGCCAGATACTATTTCCCAACGTGTATAACCTTTTAATAGAGATACGTTAGAGTTTCTTAACATGTGATAATCAACTGTACTAATCGGATTACCTAGTTGTTTAACTTGGTCTACTGATTTGACAGGCGTTAGAGCTGAGGCTTGTGATGTGAAAGCAGGGAGAGCCAGAGTGGTTAGAGATAAGGCAGAAACAATCAATCCTTTGTAAAACTTTTTCATAAGAATTACCTCCCAGGTTTTGATTGTGATACAACTCTAGTCTAGCATGTTAAATATTTGAAATGTGTGAAGTGTTTGTGAAACTGATTAAAATTTGTCTTGTATACAAACTTAAAATTAGAGGAGTAGATAGATTGGATAGTTACCCAGAGTCCCTAAAAAAAGAGACAGAGGAGATTAAAGAGCGTGTTAGGAATGGAAATATCAAAGAAGACAGGATTAAAGAAATTGCAGAAACGACAGTTGAGTTTTTGAAATCAGAGGAGAAAAGACATAAATACTTTTCTGAAGTTGCTGCAGCTATGGCTGATAACTTAAGTGAGTTTTTCAAATCGTATCTAAAAGGAGAGTGAATATGCTAACTGATCAAGAAAAAATTGACTTGGTAAACGCTCTTGATTTTGTAGTTATTGAACCACATACACAAAGCATTTACGTACATAACGATGAAAAGACCAATGGAGTATTAGCTAAGGTTTTGCACACTATTTCAGTAGATGAGTATATTGAGAGCTTTCAGAAAGGGATTCTAATTGATATCTTTCCAGCAGCAATGCAAGAAGCCGGTGCGGAAGGATTTAAAGATGGCCAGTTTGTGATTATGCCAAAGAAATTTTATGTTGATCAATGTTATGCGATGAGTAAGGAAATCGAGCGGTTAACTAAACAAATGGATCTACACAATATTAAACCAAATACATATCGAGGCTTGATTCATTAAATTGTTTCAAGAAAAAACGAAAGGATAAAGGGATGTTTATTGAAAAAGTATTATGTAAGGTGTAAAGACAGCAAAGGTGAAAATGCGTCTCTAGTTATTGAGGCGCTATCACCTGAGCATGCAAAAGAACAAGCATACGAAGTAAATGAGGTAAGGGATATTTATAATGTAAGTCTGGGAGAAGGAAGATCAAGGAATTATCTTGAACGAAAATATTCTCCATACATAAAAAATGACAACGGCAAGGCTATAACTATCTTTTCATAAGGGAGGACGGCTCCATGCGAATATCTGATCCAATAAAAGAAACTCTCGTGCAAAATGTGGATCAACTTAGCAGTAAAATCGATGAGTTGTTCATATACCTTGAAAATGAGTTGCCTTCAACAACTGAAAGGCAATGGAAAACAATAGACAAAAAATTCGGTGAGGTTTTTACTAAATCTAACGAATTACAAAATTACATAAGTTGTTTATAAAGGTGAGCAATATCCCTTTGAGTTAATGACATCTGTGATACTTATTATTCAAAATCGCCTTTGTTTCTTAACAATTATTTATATGATTGGTAGCATTTATTAAAGAAAGAAGGTGATTTATGAGATTGTCTGTTTGATAAGTATTGGTGCCAGATGAGAATTATATTTATACAAAGGGGTTATTTTAATGAACAAGTCTTTTTATCGAACGATCTTAGCATTAGTTGCCGTATTTGTGCTGGCCTTTGCAACATTTCCTCAGAATAGCGATGCAAAGAGTACAATTTCAACAGATAATATTGACAAGGGTAAGGTAAAATCAGAAGCAGAATTTATTGCAGATCACACTATTGATGTGAGCAAAAAGACTAAGGAAAAACTTCTTTCAAAGGCAAATAAGGCAATTGAAGACGGAGACATTAAGTATCATAAATCAAACGAAAAAGTATTTGATAATGCATCAGTTAGGGCTATCAAGTATGATGATGGTACAGTAACTTATTCAGTTTCTTATTTATACGTGGACACTGAAAAAGTAGATAGAGTTAGTTCATTCAATGTTTCATTTGATAGCGATATGAATATTGAAGAATACTATGAAGTTGATATGAAGAAAATCAGCAGCACTCAAAACGAAATGAGTTATTGGGTTAATGGCGTTAAGGATGAAGACAAGTCTGGTGTCTTTGAAACAGAAAAATCTTTAGAAGATCAAACAAGCTCATCTAACATGATGAGTACTCAGAGTTGGACTGGATGTGTATCAGATTGCTTAGGTGATAAGAATATTAGCCAATGGGCAATTACTGGTTTAGCTATTTTATGTGGAGCTGCATGCACAGCTGGTGTTCCAGCAACAGCAGGAACTGCTTGCTATGCTTGTGTAAATACTGCTGGTATTATTGGTGTAAATGCATTCTTTGATTGTATGGAGAAGTGTAAATGATCAATATCTTAAGTAAAATACTATTTATTTTGTCTGGTTGTGCATTGTTGATCTTTGGGATAATTTTAAAGAATGGATCAATGGCTTTTGGATTGTTTGCCTTATTCTTCATAGCGGCAATAATTGTTCGTGTATTTCATAAACGAACTGAAGACCATTAGCAGCAGCCATATTGTACTGTAGGGGAGGAAACTCTCCTACTCTTGAAAAATAGATAAAAAAACAATAGACAAATACAAATAATATGTATATAGTTAAAATAACTTAGAGCAAAGGGAGAGGGTTAATGAATCATATATGTGACATCTGTAAAGAGTACATTAACGGAAAAACAATTTGTCTTAGAATCAGCGATGATAAAACTTATGTAGACTTCAATTGTTGTGAAGGTTGTGCAAAGGGTTATTCCGAGAAAGTGAAGAAGGAATGCAGCAACTTAAGCGTTAAAAAGACATTAGAGTATTTAAGGCTAAACAACAAATACAAAATAAGTGGATAAAATATTCCTTTTATCGAGAATTGTTTCTAAAAGTGAAAACGCCATAAAAACTTCTTATGGCGTCTGTCGAACAGGGAGGTGAGCCAAAAGGCTTTGGATTTACTCTGAGATTAGTAAAGGAATGAAGCACCAACAATGATCAACAGGATGAACAACACCACGATCAATACGAAGCTGCTTCCACCAGAGTATCCGCCGCCGGAGTATCCACCAGAATAACCACCGTAGAATCCCATATTGCCACCTCCTTTAGTGAAGATAGTACATGATATGGCAAAGGTTAAAAATTCGACATGGATTTCAGTCTAAAAAAGAAAAAATGAAGTTTTTGTCTAAATTTAAGAATTAAGGAGAGGAGACAATTTAATGACAAAGACCTGGTTCATCAGCGATCCTCACTTTGGTCATAAGAATATCATCAAGTATGAAGGTAACAAACGAGTATTTAAAGACACTGAACATATGGACAATGTGATTATTGAGAACTTCAATAAAACAGTTAGCGAAGGTGATACAGTCTTTTGGCTTGGAGACATGTTTTTCTGTAATTCAAAAAGAATCGAGTACATAGTGAGTCGGCTAAAGAAAACTAGAAACATTCTTATTAGAGGAAATCATGACAAAGGAATTTCAGACACAAAGTTTAGAAGACTTGGTTTTGATCCACATAGGATGTATCTCTATGAGGATTATATCCTTACTCATGAACCAATTTCTCAGGTGAATATGAACAGATTAATTGAGGAATTTCAACTTTGCTGCAATGTACATGGGCATACGCACAGTGAGGAAACTGGTCTAGAAAAGCTAAGTCATGTATGTGTAAGTGTTGAGAATACTGACTTTAAACCAGTTACGTTGGGGTGGATTAACACAAAAAGGTGGGAAGGTGCAAGAAATCCTCATTGGAAATAGAAAAGAATTTCCCGGGCAAGCGCAGTATACGACAAATTAAAACAAAAGGAGATGAACGTATGCAAACATTAGATGCACCAATTTACGAAGTTAAACAGGAGAGTGACTGGTATAAGTCTGAGAAGAAACGAAAAGAAGACATTAACTCATTCTTTGATAAATTTGAAGAAAAGTATGGAGTGTAAGAGGGGTTTTCGTTTTATCACTCTGAGTATTTCGGAGTCTATGAAGGAACAGAAGCGTATGAAGTATTTAAAAACGACATTGTTAAAAATCCAGTAGATGGATTCTATGCTTTCAAAAAACGATCTAAGTTCTTCAAAGAAATAAAAACTATGATTGATCAAATTGAAGAGGTGAATCCCTTCAGGTCTCATGATGAACTTGGTTTAAACAACATGACTGGTCGCCAATGGATAGGTGATAGGTGGTTTTTTGGAGTTAAAACTGAACAGCTTGTTAAAGGAGACAGTGTGGTTGCTACTGATTATAAAGATTATCTAAAAATTGTAATGGAGCATTTAGATTAAAACATACAAGACCATTAAACAACAAATCAAAACAAATAATGAGGAGAGAATAATCATGAACAATGAAAAATGGGTAGTTGAGGTCTATGCAGGTAAAGAATTCGTTGGAAAGATGACTGGCTTAGATGGAAAGGTAGCAGTATTTAATAAAAGAGAGCAAGCAATGACTGCAGCTCAAGAACTGAAAGCAGGAGGCTCATTAGGAGTATGGTGCAAGCTTGCAAAACTGGATGGGTGTGAAAATATTGCAGCTAGTCATTAACATTCTTGAAATCACGGGTCTTTTGTTGATTGGAGTAGTTTCACTAGATACATATGGAACTAAAAGGAGAATAAAACCTCAAATAGCTCTAGGATTATTAGTTCTAGCTGGTTTGTTATTCATGGCAGGTTTGGTTTTACAGATTATCAACAATGTCTAAATAAAATTCAATTTTTATCGTGAAAGGAGCAACTGAAATGCAGGATAAATTAACGTCAGCAGTT